AGCTCCATCCCTATCGCCATCCAGCGTACGTCCGGCGGCATGTCTGATGCCGACGCGGACGGCTACGATGCCGTGAAGCAGCGCTACTACCAGCGCGTTTCCCCGGGGCAGTTTCTCTACCTGAACGAGGGAGAGACGGCGAACCCCCTGCAGAGCAACCGGCCGGGAAACAACTTTGCCGAGTTCTTCCGCCTTATCCTGCGCACGATCGGCGCGTCCATGGGCGTGCCGTACGAGCAGCTTCTCAAGGATTTTTCGCAGACAAACTATTCCTCGGCCCGGGCGGCCCTGCTCGAATTTTGGCGGGTGTGCACCGAATACCGCAAGTGGTTCATCCGCCAGTTCTGCGACCCGATCTGGGCCATGGTCCAGGAGGAATCGCTGTTGCGCGGTTACTGGACCATCCCCGGCGGTCCGGAGCGATTCTACGCGGACATGGATTTGTGGACCGCCGTTTGGTGGGCTCCGCCGCCGCGCGGCTACGTGGATCCCCTCAAGGAAATGCAGGCCAACGAGCTTGGCCTGAAGATCGGCGTGCTGTCGCACTCAGACATCATCGGCGAGCAGGGACGCGACGCCGAAGAAGTCTTCGATCAGATCGCCGCCGACAGGCGGGATATGGATGACCGAGGCTTGGCTTTTACCCTGACGGGCGGTGCCGGACAGACTGGAAAGGCCCCGGACCAGGAGGAGCCGCCAACCGGGTTGGTTGCCGGCGGGCAAGCGTCGGAGGTGCGCGCATGATCCCGCGCTGGTGGTGCATGGAATCCCTGGCACTGGACCGGTGGCTGCATCAGGCGTCCGATCGGATGCGCCTTGGCTCTTCCATTTTCCTGGATTGGGATCCCGGACAGTCCCGGCCGTATGAACTGCTGGACGGTGGCATCGCCGTGATCCCGGTGCAAGGGCCGCTTTCCAAGGGCGATCGCTGGTGGTCCATGGGCAGCAGCTACTCGGCCATCGGCAACATGGTTCGGCGGGCATTGAGCGATGTCTCGGTCCGGTCGCTGTTGCTCGACATCGACAGCCCCGGCGGAGAGGCCTCGGGATGTCAGGAACTGGGGGCTGTCCTGGCGGCGGCCGATGCTAAAAAGCCGGTCTATGCCTGGGCGGATGGGCAATGTTGCTCCGCTGCGTATTGGCTGGCCTCGACCGCCCGGGTGCTGGCCGCCACGCCGACGACCACCGTCGGCTCTATCGGCGTGATCGGCGTGCACCTGGAGATTTCCCAGGCCGCCGAGAAGGCCGGCTATACCTACACCGTTTTCAGTGCGGGCAAGGAAAAGGCCTACGGGAACCAGTACGAAAAGCTGTCTCCCCAGGCTAGGTCCGCCATCCAGGCCGAGTTCGACGGCCTGTACGCTCTGTTCGTCGGCGACGTCGCGGCAAACCGCAGCCTGGAGAATGCCACGTCCGGGCAATGGGCCGATGGGCAATGTTTTCTGGCCCAGGCCGGCCAGGATGCCGGCCTGGTCGACCGCATACAACATCGGGACGAATTTTTGGCGTCCATCCGGGAGGAGCACATGGATCGACAGGAATTGAAGGCCCAGCACCCCGACCTGTACCAGGCCGTGCTGGCCGAAGGCAAAGAGGCGGCCGCCGCTGAAACGGGGCAGGCGCTCTCTCAGGCCAAGACCGAAGCCGCCCAGGCTGCCCAGCAGCAGGTGGTGGTCATGGCCGGCGTGCTGGGCGGTGCCGGGCTGCAAACCAAACTGGAGGCTGCCCTGGCCGCCGGTTTGACCGGCGAGGCCTTGGCCCAGGCCGCCAAGATCATGGGACCGGCCGGCCCGGCGCAGGGGCTGGACACGGACAAAGGTTCCTCCGCCATGCTGGCGGCGTTGCAGAGTCTGGATGCCGGCGGCGTGGCCCCTGACAAGGGCAAGCCCTCCGGTGCGGCCAGTAACGCCAATGCGTTGGTTGACTACGTCAAGCAGCGGTATGGGGGTGCGAAATGACGACTATTTTGACCGAAGGATACCGCCTGGCGGACATCCTGCGCCAGGAGCTGGACGGGTTTTCCCGTGAAGACGTGGTCCTGGCGGCCGGGGAGAGTTTTGCGTTGTGCTCTGTGGTCGGCAAGGTGGAGCGGGGCGCTCCCGTGGTTGCCGCCGGTACCTCCAATATCGGCTCTGGCGTGCTTTCCGATGTGGATCTCGGGCAGGCGGCCGAACTCGGGGCCTACTCCCTGGAGTGTATTGGCGTGGCGTCCAACGCCGGCACCTTTGCCGTGTTTACCCCGTTCGGCCTGCGTTTGGCCGATGCCGTGGTCGGGACTCCCTACGTCTCGCCGCACTTGGTCTTTACGCTGGCGGATGGCGAGACGGATTTCGCGGTTGGCGACAGTTTCACGGTGACGGTTCCGGCTGGCTCCGGCAAGTACAAGATGCTCGCCCCCGATGCCGTGGACGGTACCCAGCACGCGGCCGGCATCACCATCGCCGCCTATGACGCCACCCTGGCCGACGTCCGGGGCGTGATCGTCAACGGCCTGGCCAAGGTCTTCGGCGAGCTGCTCGCCTGGCCGGACGGCATTACCGATACCCAGAAAACCAACGCCCTGGCCGACCTCGCCGCCCTGGGCATCAAAACCTGCACGGGGGTCTAGGCCATGGCGATGCTGAATCCTTTCGACCAGGATGCGTTCAACCTGGTTTCGTTGACCACGTCCGTCAACCTCCTGCCGAACACCTACGGCCGGTTGCTGATGGGGAATATTTTTACGGAGAAACGGGTCACAACGACCAGCGTCTACATTGAGCTCCAAGGGAACCGGCTGGTGTTGCTGCCGTCCAAGCCGCGCGGCGGGTCCGGCTCCCAGGCACAGCTCGGCAAGCGGAAGCTGTTGTCGTTGGCCATTCCGCATATTCCGGTCGAGGATGTCATCCGGCCGTCCGAGTTCCAGGGCGTGCGGGACTTCGGCACCGAGAACGGCCTCAAGACGTTGGCCTCGGTCATGACCGAGCATCTGGTCGCCAAGAAGCGTGATTTCGACATCACCTGGGAATACCTGATGTGGGGCGCCCTCAAGGGCGTGATCATCGACGGCGACGGCGTCACGGAATTGGAGGATCTGTTTGATCGATTCCAGATCGAACAGCAGGTGCTCCATTTCGATTTGGACGTTACGTCGACGGATGTTTCGACCGTCTGCCGGACGTTATGCCGGTATATGGAGTCGAACCTGGAGGGCGATGTCTCGGACGGCGTGCATATGTTCGTCTCGCCGGAGTTTTTCGACATGCTCATCACGCATGCGAGCGTGAAACAATTCTACCTCAATCAGGTGGCCGCCGCTGAGCTGGTGGGCAAGGACGTGCGCAAGCAGTTCACCTTCGCCGGCGTCACGTTCGAGGAATACCTCGGCAATGCGCCTACGGCTAAGGGCGAAACCGTTCGCTTTATCGCCGAAGGCGAGGGCTACGCCATTCCGACGGGAACGACCAACACCTTCCAGATCGCCCTGGCGCCCGGGGATTTCATGGAGACCGTAAATACGCCCGGCGAGTGGCTCTATGCCCGCCAGGAGATGAAGGACTTCAACAAGGGCGTCGACCTCTGGATGGAGTCCAACCCGCTGCCGTACTGCACCCGGCCGAAGCTGCTGGTGAAGTGCGTTGCGACCAAGGCCTAGCCATGTACCCCGGAGCCAAGCACTTCACGCGCGATGAGTGGTGCCAGGATCCGGACCGGGTGTCCCCGGTCCTGGTCGCCGCGCTGGATGCCGTCCGGGACGCCACCGGCGACCCGGGAACGCGCATCCATATCAACGTGGCCTGGGACACCTCCGGCCACGTGCCGGGCTCCGGGCATTATGCCGATCCGGCCACGGCCGTGGATTTCTTTTTCCGCGGCCTGACCTACGCCGAGCAGTTCGCCTACCTGGTCGCCGAGTCGCGCTTTACCGGCATCGGCTTCTATCCGGATTGGCGTACGCCGGGCTGGCATGGCGATATCAAGGATCGGCCGCAGCGCACGTTCTGGGTGCGGCGGCGCGGCATCTACACCTACTTTCATTCGGCCGAAGCCTTGGCCGCGGCCATGGATTGGCCGCAGCCGATCGCGCCGCATGTGAACGATAACGAACCGAACCGTGCCACCCTGTTGCCCGTGGTCGCGACCGTTGCCGGCCGGCATGATCTGCCGGTTGATCTGGTCGCGGCCATGGTGCGGCAGGAGTCGACATTTAATAGGTTTACAAATAGATTCGAGAAGGATTTTTATAAAACCTATATTGAGGGGAAGTCCCTGGATTTTCTTCCCCGGGGCAGTCTGGAAATCACCGAATCGCTGGGACGGGCGACGTCCTGGGGCTTGCTCCAGGTCATGGGAGCCACGGCCCGGCAATACGGCTTCCGGGGCTGGTTCCCCGAACTGTGCGAAGCGGCGGTCGGTCTGGAGTTTGGTTGCCGCTATTTGGCCGACTTGCGTCGACAGTACGGCTCCGAAGGCTGGCCTGTCGTGGTCCGGGCTTACAATGCCGGGCCTGGCGGCCGCCACAATGAGGCGAACCACTATCCGCATGATGTCCTCGAAAAAATCGGGGGGAGGTGGCCTGATGTCCATGCGTGATGCACTCAAACATCTTTTCAACCCGGCGCACGTCTACTGCCGGTTGCGCGACTGCCGCATCCCCAAACCGCGCGCATTGGCCATAGCCGGGCTGTGGGAGCGGTACGTCTTCAATCGGCCGCGCTTGGTGGTTGCCCTGGTCGCGTTGGTGGTCTTGGCGCTCTGTGCCGGCACGGCCCAGGCCAAGCACCTGCACAAGGAGCACGTCTACCAGGCGGCTTGGTGCGAGGCTCGGGGCGGGCGGATGGAAGTCCGGCTGCCTGGCGGTCTGCGCATCGACTGCGAGACGGACACCTACGCCGTGGAGGTCGATTTTGCGCCCAAGTGGGCCGAGTCCGTGGGCCAATCCATGGCCTACGCCGGCGCGACGGGCAAGCGCGCGGGCATCCTGCTCATCCTCGAACGGCCGTCGGATTCGCGGCACCTGATCAAGTTGCGCCGGACCATCGAACAAAACGCTCTGCCGATCGACGTCTGGACGATTACACCCGAGGAGCTTCCCCGGTGAATGCTTCCCGGCTGAAACTTTTTCTGCGGGTGTTGCGCGCGTTGTGCGGCACCAAGACCGGACGGGCGATCGTCGGGCTCTACGCAGTGTTTTGCGCCGGCATTTGGCTGGTGTCCCAGGGCTACATCCAGCCGGACGGCTCCATGGACATCCGGTTGTGGATCAATGGCCGGATCATGAATTTGCCGCGGATCAATGCTTGGTGGTGGGGCGGCGGCTTGTCGGCTCTGCTGACGGGCTGCGGACTCTACGGCCGGGCCGTGGCCAAGGGACCGCTGGCCGCGCTGGTGGCTACGGTTGCCCCGGAAGTCGCTGCCGTCGCCCGGGCCTTGGTCGAGGCCGCGCCGTCCGAACCGGCGGAAGAGCCGCGGCCGGATCCGGTAGTGTTGCGCCCCGTGGCTGCCGGGCTGGGGGCGTGCGTCGTGGCCTCGACAGAGAAGGGGGAGTCATGAGGTTGTTACCGGTACTCGTGATGTTGGGGGTGCTGGTCGGGGGCTGCACGATGCTGCCGCATTCCGGCCGCGCGACCGCAAAGGACCTTGGCCCGTCGGAATTGCCCGCGGCGACAACGGCATCCTCGAATGCCGTCAAGCAATTGCGTGCCGGGGTGTCCTGGGTCTGGCAGTCCGTCGCACGTCTTGAAGTGGGCATTGCCACGATCCAGGCCAAGGCGCCGGTCGAAGCGGCGGCCCTGGAGGAGTCGTTGGACCAGGTGCGGGCCGATTGCCACGACGCCGAGACCGCCGTCGGGGAGAGCGTTTCTCGGGCCAAGGTCTTATGGCGCAAGGCCCGGGGGGCGGTCGGCAGCGTGGCGGCGACGTGCCTTTCCGTTGCTCTCAAGTACGGACTTTCGCAACTGGTGGCCTCCTTGGGCGGGGGGGCCTAATGCACGTCCTGGCCTTATCGGGCGGCGGCATCCGCGGCTACATTCAGGCGCTGGTGCTGGCGGCCTTGGAGTCGCGCCTGGGGAAACCGCTGTGCGCGGTGTTCGATCTGATCATCGGCACCAGCACCGGAGGCGCTCTGGGCGCTGGGTTGGCGCTCGGAAAGTCGGCTGCGGACATGGTCGATTTTTATCTCAACGAGGGGCCGCGCATCTTTCGGCGGTCCCTGGGCAAACGGCTGCGCTCGGTGTGCGGCCTGTTCGACGAGGCCTACGATGCTGCCGGTCTGGAACAGGCCCTGGACGCCGTGTTCGACGTGGCCGCGCTCTCGCAGGTCAAAACGCGGCTGTGCCTGACCGCCTATGATATCGAGGGCCGCCGCCCCGTGTTGTTCAAGAGCTGGAAGGCCCAGGCGGATCCGCGTGAGGATCACCTGTTGGCGGCCATCATCCGGGCCAGCGCCGCCGCGCCGACCTATTTCGAGCCGACGCTCATCAAGAGTGCAACCGGCCTCATGCGGGCCTGCGTGGATGGCGGAGTCTACGCCAACAATCCGGCCTTGTGCGGGCTTGTCGAAGCCCTCAAATTGGAGGGCTCCACAAAGCATATACGGCTGCTTTCCGTTGGCACGGGCTGCGACGAACGGCCCTACCTGCTGACCGATGCGCGTCGATGGGGGCTGGCCGGTTGGGCCCGGCCGATGCTCGACATGCTCTTTTCCGCGCAGTCCGACATCGCCGGCTATCAGTGCGACCACATCCTGGGCGACAAATATGTCGAGCTACAGCCGACGTTCGGGGAGCCGATCCCCATGGACGCGACGGACGCCAAGGCATTTTCAACCATGGAGTTTTACGCCGGCCGCATCATCGACGGCCGCGACATGGTGCGGGCTGTGCGTCTGGTGGGGGCGGCATGAGTCAGGTGCAGACGGCCGTACAATACTTCTCTGGCGCCATCAGGGATCTGCTTACCGGATGGGCGTTTAAGCTGTCCGGATCCGCCGTGTTCTTGGCAGTGCTCAACTTCATTGGTGGCCGCGACCGGCCGTTGGAAGGCTTGTTTTCCTTACTGTGTCTGGACTTCGCCTTGGGGTTGGCTCACGGCTGGCGTCTCGGCCGTTTGAGCAAGCATAAGTTTTTGGGTGGGCTGGCCAAGTTCCTTTTGTACTACCTCGCCTTACGCTGCGCCAACGACTTGGACGCCGTGTTCAACGCCCAGGCCGGGCTCTGGTTCCATGTCAATTTCCGGGGATTCCTCATCATGTACCTGTGCCTGCATGAGGCGCTTTCCGTATTGCAGCACCTGCATTTTTTCGGGGTGCCGCTGCCGGCCAAGCTGTTGAGCAGGCTCCGCGACTACCGGGATGGCGCATTTTTCTGCGGTCAAGCGTCCGGGAAGCAGTCATGAATTTCAAGACGGCGCAGGATGGCGACATGAAGGTCTTTTTGAACGCGGACGAATTCGCCGACGTGGTGTCTTTCCAGGGCAAGTCGATTCTGGCCGTGATGTCCAAGAATTCGGAAGAGGCGCTTTCCGAGTGGCGCAAACGCTCGGGCGAGCCGCCCGATGTCGGCGTGCAATTCCTGACGCTGTCCGGCGTCGTCAAGGACGTGGGGCAGCTCTACGCCGCCGATATGGTCACGCTGGACGCTACGGAATGGACGGTGCTGTCCGTGGCCGAGGATGCCGGGGTTCGGACGGTGCACCTTTACAGGCACGAGTCGTAACATGCTGTTTAATTTGTTTTTTGACATCCCCAGCTATGAGAAGGAGCTCGCGCCGCTGGCTTCCTTGCCAGATCTCATGCCCAAGGCTCTGCAGCGTGCCCTTGGCAAGACGTTGTCCAAGCTGACGACCATGTTTGTCCGAGGGGTTTCGGCCGAGGCGTTGCTTACCCAGAAGTTCATCCGGGAAGGGCTCTTCCAGTCCCATGTGACCTGGGATGGAAATGAGGCTTCCGGCTACTTGGGTGGCACAAAAGGCCGGCAACCGCTCTTTCGCTACAAGACCTTGCCGTCCGGCCCGCTCGTGCGTCGGCCCCCCGTCGGCGCGTCGGCCCAGGTGCTTCGTGCCGCCGGCATGGAGACGATCAAGGGATCCTTCGTCGCCCAGATGAAATCGGGGCATATCGGCGTGTTCTGGCGCAAGCCCGGGGCAAAACGATTGTCCATTTCGGAGCTGCTCGGTCCGTCCGTCCAATTCTTTTTCCAGCGGGACAGCATCCAGATCCCGATCGAGGAGCAGACGGACGATATTTTCGCCGGATTTTTGGCCCATGAGGTCTCATTCCTGGTCCAGATGTGGTCCATGGGTTTCGAGAACTAGGAGGAACCATGCCCTTCCTGCTGCTAGACGCCATGCGCGACTACCTGACCGAGGCCTTGGCCGGGCTGCTGTTGTTCGACCCGGCCAGCCGGGATCGGCCGGAGCGCCGCCGGCCGCCGCGCGTGCTCATCGGCGAGTTGCCGCCGCGCAACAAGGATGAGGAGGAAGGCGGCTATCCGTTCGTGCTGCTGCGCGGCCTGTCGGGCGAGGACCTGCAGGATGCCGCGACCTGTGAGGTGACCATTGTGTGCGCCGTGGCGGCAGCCGAGCGCGGCGAGGCCTTGGAACAGGAAATCCAGAACCTGGTGGCGTGGGTACGCCGGGCTTTGCTGCAGACACGCACCATAAGCGGCAAGGGCATGCTCGTCCCGGACCATCAGGGGCGGCTCTTGACGTGGGAGATCTTTCCCGAATTCGCCCACCCGTATGTGGCGGCCCAGATCAAGGGCCGCTGGCAGATGCCGGGCATCATGGAGGTAACCAATGACTGATGAAACGACCACGGCGGCGGAAACCACGGTGGAATCCGACGTGACGGCGACGGCATCCGCTGCGGAGACGACCGTGGAAACGGCAACGGCTGCGGCATCGAGCCCGCAGAAGATCTATGTGGGGCCCAAGCTGCGCCAGCCGTACCCGGTGAAGCCCCTGACGATCTTTCGCGGCACACTGCCCGTTCCCCTGGCGGCGGCGGTGGCCGCCGATGCCGATCTGGCGGCCTGCTTCGTGGCGGTGTCGGAGTACGGCGCGGCCAAATCCCGTCTCAAGAACAGCGCGACGGCTCTCGCCCGCAGCGTGGCCGCCGTCAAAGCTCGCTACGGCAAAGTAGGAGATTAGGCCATGACCTACCTTCACGGCGTCTACGGATCCCGCCGGGATACGTCGATCATCCCGGTCCGCGAGACCTCGGTCTCCATCCCGTTGGTTTTCGGGGTGGCCCCGGTGCATAAGCTGGCCGAAGGATCCCGGCCGGTCAACGAGATCAAACGGATCTCGACTTATGCCGCGTTTGCGACCGCGTTCGGCTGGGACGATGACATTGCCACCTACACCCTGTGCGAATTCGCCAAGGTGCATTTCAGTCTCTACAACAACACTCCGGCATTTTTCGTCAATGTGTTCGATCCGGCCGTGCACAAGACCGCCGTGACCGAACCGGAGAGCCGCACCTTCGACACCGAAGGGCTGATCACCGTCGGCCGCTACGGCTTGACCGGCGTGGTGGTGCAATCCGCGGACGGCCTCACCACCTACGTGCTCGACACGGACTACAGTCTGGACGGCCCTGGCGGTGTGATTACCCGCAAAACGGCCGGTGCCATCGCGGACGGCGCTACGGTGCACCTGACCTACACTTACGGCGATCCTTCCCTGGTCACCGCCGATGACATCATCGGCGGTGTGGCCGACGGCGTGAAGACCGGCCTGGAGCTGGTGGACATGGTCTTCCCCAAGTTCCGTGAGCTGCCCGGCTTGATCGTGGCGCCCGGGTTCTCTGCCACGCCTGCCGTGGCCTTGCTCATGGCCAGCAAGGGCAGCGACGTCAATGGCCATTTTCGGGCCAAGGCGCTTGTGGACCTGCCCGAAAGCCTGGTCGACTACAGCGACTGCCCCGGCTGGAAAAATGACCATAACCTCACCGACGAGAACATGGTCGTCTGCTGGCCGCGACTCAAGTACGGCGACGAAATCCACTGGATGTCTTCTCATCTGGCCGCGCTCTATGCGGCCACGGACGCCGACAACGGCGATATCCCCTATGAGACGCCGTCGAACAAGCGGTTCGAGGCCGAAGGTGCCATCATCAACGGCACCGACGTCTGGCTGACGCCGGAAGAAGCGAACTACTTGAACGGCCAGGGCATCGTGACCGCGCTTAACTTCATCGGCGGCTGGCGCTGCTGGGGTGGCCGGACGGCCGTCTACCCGGACAACACTGATGTCATCTATGCGTTCGACTGCATCAACCGCATGTTCGATTGGCTCCAGAATGAAGTAATCCTCACCTTCTGGAGCAAGATCGACAAGCCCATGACGCGACGATGGGTCGAAACCATCGTCGATTCCTGCAACATCTGGCTCAACGGCTTGGCTGCCAAGGGGTATATCCTGGGTGGCCGGCTGGAATTCAACGCCGACGAGAACACCACCACGGATCTGATGGACGGCATTTCGTATTTCCACCTCTATGCCACGCCGCCCAGCCCGGCCAGGGAAATTCACTTCCTGATTGAGTACGATCCCGACTACCTGTCGACGTTGTTCGGCGAGGATTAAACGGAGGCAGATATGGCTACGAACATGATCCCGGAAAAGCTCATCAATGCCAAGATCTACGACATCGATAACAGTAATGCCTTGGTGGCTGTGGCCGATGTGGACCTTCCGGAGATCGAATACCTGTCCGAGTCCTTGTCCGGCAGTGGTATTGCCGGCGAATATGATTCGCCAACCATCGGGCATACCAAGGCCATGAAGATCAAACTGAAATTCCGGGCGGTGTATGGCGATGATCTGGCCATGGTCGCGCCGACACCCCGTACGCTCGACGTACGGGCATCCATCCAGGCTCTGGACGCCGGATCCAGCGAATACGTGCCGTACCCGCTGCGTGCCGTCATGGTGGCCATGCCGCTCAAGAAGGGGCTCGGCAAGCTGGACCCCGGCAAGAAGATGGATGGTGAGCTGGAAATGTCCGTCAGCTACTACAAGGTGTACGTGGACGGTTTGGCCGTTGTCGAGATCGATCCGCTCAATTTCGTGTGCATCATCGACGGCGTCGACTACCTGACCACCGTCCGCGAGCATCTCGGTTTGAGTACGTCCTAACCAAATAACCAACAATCCCTAAGGAGATCATCATGCCTGAAGCTGAAAAGAGCACTGTTGCGTCCCCGGTCCCGGCCTCGACTCCGGCGGCTGCCGTCCAGGCGACGCCGCCTGCGGCTCCGGTTACGGAGGCCAAGCCCGAGACCACCGCGCCGGTGACGTCTGGAAAGGTTGTGCACCTCAAATATCCCTTCAAGAGCGGGGAGAAGACCTTGACCGAAGTGGCTTTTACCCGTCGGCCCCGAGCCAAGGATTTGATCCGCTCGCCGTCGGAGGGATCGGCCGCCGAGCAGGAACTGCATGGGATCGCCGCGTTGCTGGGCGTTATCCCCGAGGATTTGATGGAGATGGATGGCGCCGACTATCTGGCCGTGCAGAAGGAGTGGTCCGCTTTTTTGCTCGGCTAGGCTGGCCATCTTCCAAGGACATCCGCCGCATGGTGGTGCACCTGGCCGCCATCACGGGATGGGGCCTGCGGGAGCTGCTGGATCTGTCGGTGGAGGATCTTACCGAATGGCTGGCCGTGGCGCAGGAAGCGCACGAGCGAATGAAGCTATAATTGGCGGAACTGACGGATGACGTACTGGATGATGTCGAGCCCAAGCACGGCCAGGCCAGCCAACACGCCGTGCCAGAAAGCGGTTGTCGGGGCGAAGGGTATCCCGAAAATCGCGCGGCCGGCTAGTTCACCGAGAAAGATCGTGAGAAAGGCTACGTAGATCATGGGTAAGGCCATCGCTCTGGGGTTGGTGCTGGGGGCCTCATTGGCCCCCGGGTTCACCTCTGTTTTTAGAACAGCGAAGGAACAGGCGCAAGGCCTGAAATCGACGTTGTCCAACGCCCGGTTGGGTGCCTCGGCCGCCACTGAAGTGGTGCGGCTGGGCTCCCGGCTGGAGCGTATGAAACAAGCACAGGGTACCCTTGGGACGAGCAACGTCAAGCTGGCTTCCCGGATCAAGCAGACCGAGAAGGCCCTTTCCCAGGCGAGGGAAAGCGCCAGCCGCTACGGCGTGACCCTGGAGAATGCCTCGACGCTCCAGACCAAGCTCGGGGCGACGGCCGATCGGGCGGCCCTGGGCTTGGCCAGGATGCGGGCAGCCGAACAGCGCAAGGCCGTGCGGGATGAGGCCAAGGGGAAAATCGTCGGCACGCTCGGCATGGCCGCGCCGATCGTGATGGCCACACGGCAGGCCATCAAATACGAGTCGGCCATGGCGGACGTCAAGAAGGTGGTCAATTTCGACACGCCACAGCAGTTTGCCCAGATGGGCAAGGACCTGCTCAAGATGAGCACCCGGATTCCCATGACGGCCGAAGGGCTGGCCCAGATCACGGCCGCCGCTGGCCAGTCCGGCATTGCCCAGAGCGAGCTGCAAGATTTTACCGAAACCGCCGCCAAGATGGGCATCGCCTTTGACATTTCGGCGGAGCAGGCCGGCACCATGATGGCAAACTGGCGCGCCGGCCTGGGGCTATCGCAGCAGCGTGTCGTGGCCCTGGCCGACACGACGAACTATCTGTCCAACAACATGAATGCCACGGCGGCGGCCATTGGCGAGGTCATCCAGCGGCAGGGCGCCGTGGCCATGTCGGCCGGTCTGGGCGAACGGCAGGTGGCTGCCTTGAGTGCGGCCTTTCTATCCTCGGGCGCGAGCCCTGAAATCGCGGCCACCGGGATGAAAAATTTCACCGGGGCGCTGGTGAAGGGCTTTGCCGCGACCAAGGCACAAAAGGCGGCATTCCACATGCTGGGCCTGGACGCCAAAAAGCTGGCGAAAAGCATGCAGACGGATGCCCAGGGAACCATCATGGCCGTGCTGCAACGCATTGCGGCCGCGCCCAAGCACATGCAGTCCGCCATTGTCTCGCAGGCCTTCGGCGAGGAATCGAAGGGCGCCATCATGCCGCTGCTCAAAAATTTGGACAATCTGCGGCAGGCCTTCGGGTTGGTGGCCGACGCTTCCCAGGCGTCCGGCAGCATGGAGTCGGAGTTTCAGTCGCGTTCGGCGACCACGGCGAACAGCCTCCAGTTGCTCGGCAACCAGGTCACGCGAGCCGCGGTGACATTGGGCAGTTTCCTCCTCCCGGCGGTCAATAGCGTGGCCGGCGTCTTCGGCAAAACGATCGGGACGCTTGGCGAACTAGCCGATCGCTATCCGCGCCTGGCGCAGGTGGTCACGTTTGCCGCTGTCGGGCTTGTCGGTTTCCGGATCGCGGCCTTGGCGACCCGTTTCGGGGTGACGGTGCTGATGGATGACGTGGCCGCCATTCGGAAGATTTTCGGTTTTTTTCGGTTGTCGGTCCTTCGGGCCAATGTGGCCATGGTCGCCCATAAGACGGTGGCCCTAGCCACGGCGGCCGCGCATGTGGTCTGGCGCGGGGCGGTGTTGGCCTTTCGTGGCGTCATGCTCGGGTTCGCCGGCATCATGAAAGTGGCGACGGCCGCGCAGTGGGCGCTCAATGTGGCCCTGAACGCCAACCCCATCGGGCTGGTTATCGCTGCCGTGGCGGCCTTGGGTTTCGCCGCCTACGAAGTTTACGAGCACTGGGAACCGATCAAGGCCTGGTTCAAGGAGTTATGGGAGGGCATCGGCAACGTCTGCAGCACGGTCATGGACAAGATCAAAGGATGGGTCAAGGGCCCCCTGGACTATCTGGAAAAGAAGACCAAGTCGCTGCTCGGCTTCTTCGGTGCCGGCGGCAAGGACGCCGACGAGCCCAAGCAGGCCGAGAAGGCTGCGGCCCACTTGGGCTCGTCCATGCCAAAAACCGCTGCTTCGCTTGGAGCAGCGGCGGCAAGCCCCATGTCCGCCGCCGAAGTGGCGTCCGCCATGGTGCAACACGCTTCGGGGGGCGCGCCGGCCGGCATGGCGGCGGCCGGCGGATCCGGGGGGCACACCGCCATGCCGGCCGGCATCCAGATCCGCAACGACATTGCCATCCAGGGCGTGGGCGCGGACTACGTGGCGCAATTCGTGCGCCAGGCCCTGGAGAAGTTCTCACAGGACTTGGAGTCAAAGCTCCAGTCCCTGCGCGATCAGCAGATGAGGCTCTCGTATGGCGGCTAGCAGTTACCGTACGGTCCAGGGCGACATGTGGGACACCATTGCCTATCGCCTGTGGGGCAATGAGCATCTCTCCCATAGGCTGTTGGCCGCTAACCCTGCGTATCGCAACCAGGTCATTTTCCCTTCCGGCGTGGTGCTGGCCGTGCCGGCGCTCACCACGGAGCAGACGTCCCAGGCAGTGGATCCGCCATGGAAATGAGCGCGACCAGCCAGCCGACGCGTCGGGCGCGCCTGGTCCTGACCTATAACGGCAAGGACATTTCCACGGACATCGCGCCTTATGTGCTGTCTTTTTCCTACACGGACAACGCGCACGGCAAGGCGGATGACCTGCAGGTCAAGCTCGAAGATCGGGAGCATCTCTGGAAAGGCGACTGGTTCCCGGAGAAGGGCGCCAAGCTGGTCGCGTCCATACTGTGCGAGTCCTGGGACTCCCCGGAAGCCAAGCCCGTCATCATGGCCTGCGGGACCTTCACGCTGGACGAGATCGAGCTTTCGGGGCCGCCGGATACCGTCTCCATCAAGGCGGTTTCCGCTGCCATGACGACGTCGATTCGGCAGCAGAAGAAGACCAAGGCCTGGGAAAACGCTTCACTTAAACAGGTGGCCCAGGACATCGCCGACTCCAACGGCTTGCAGCTCAAGTACGATGGCAAGGATTTCCCATTCTCGCGCATGGACCAGCGCGAGACGTCCGATCTCGGCTTCCTGCAGCGCATGGCCGAGGAACGCGGCATGAACTTGAAAATTGCCGATGACACCATCGTACTCATGAATGCTCAGGGCTACGATGCCAAGGATACGGTCAGGACGATCACCAGAGGCACGCAGGCCATCAAGTCCTTTCGTTTCAAGCACAAGACACAGGGCGTCTATGGCAAGGGGACAAAGCTCGCGTTCCACGATCCGGCCACCAAACAGACCCGGTCGTATGGCTATGATCCCAAGGGGGCCGGCGCGGACAGGAACAATATCAACCGGCGGCTGGATATCTACGAGGACGGAAATAGCATCGCGGCGGCCGAGACGCGCGGAAAAAACAAGCACGAGAGTGAGGCGTCGCTCTCCCTGATGGGGGACCCGAATTTGCGGGCCACCATGACCATCGAATTGTCCGGCTTCAAGCGTTTCGACGCCACCTATGCCATCGAAACGGCCACGCACGCCTTTGACAGAAGCTCCGGATATACGACCGAACTCAAGCTGCGCAAGGTGTTGGGGTACTGATATGCCGTTTGCCGATATCGAAAATAGACTCGCTCGGCTGGAAGAGATGACCCGCAACATCATCCGTGTGGGGACGGTTGCCAGCACGGATCCGGCGACGGGTACGGCCCGCGTCCAGGTGCCCGATGCCGACGGTCTGGTCTCCTATGATCTGCCCATCCTGCAGCGGCAGACACTCAAGAACAAGGACTACGCCATGCCGGATCCCGGCGAGCAGGTGCTCTGCGCCTTTCTGCCGTTCGGGATTGAACAGGGTTTCGTCGTTGGGGCCATGTTTTCTCAGGTAGATACCACGCCCGTCCAGGACCAGGACAAGCGGCACCTGGAATTCGAGGACGGATCGTGGGTGCAGTACGACCGCAAGGCGCACCTCCTGCAGGCCCATGTCGAGCAGGGAGCGTTGCGCGTTTCCGTGGGCAAGGACGCCGCCGTGATCTTGGAGGAGGGCAAGCTCATCGTCCGGGCTGCGAAGGCGGACATCGACATCGATACCGAGAAGGTCCTGAACCTGCGGGGCAAGGATCAGATCAAGATGTGGACAAACGGCGGCACCGTCACGGTGCCTTATGAAAAGACCACACCGCCGGTGCCGGAGAAATAGATGGGCCAGGTGGGGAGTTTTGGCGATGTAGCGTTCGAGGCCAGCGATGAACGTGTCCTGACGTGGAACGATTGCCAGCGCGAGACCAAGGCCAATTACGCCGTGCATGAGGTGATCGATGACAAGGCCCGATTGCAATATCTCGGCCAGGCCCTGCAGGAATTTTCGCTGGCCATCACATTGGATGCGAGCTTTTGCACGCCGGAAACCGAGATTCGTCGGCTGGATCACATGCAGCGATCCGGTCGGGCGTATCGGTTGATTTTTGGTGGCCGCATTTTCGGGAAGTTTGTGTTGGAATCGAAAAGCGAAAACCGCGCGCGTACCGATGGCAGTGGTGGGTTGGTGCTGGTGTATGTGCAGCTCAAGCTCAAGGAGTACCACTGATGGCCGTCTATGATGTCTCGGCGGCCACCCGGCCGCCTATCGTCATTGGTGCGACCGGCCTTGATGAGATCCTCCAGAATGTCCGATTGATTCTGGCGACATTTTCCTATTCCGTGCCGTTAGACAGGGCCTTTGCCGGTGGCGGGGACTACATTGATGCGCCATCCCCCTACGCGGCACAGCGGCGCATGGCCGCCATCGTCGACCAGATAGAGCAATACGAGCCGCGCGTGCAGGTGACAGGCATCACGTTCGAGGCGTTGGAAACCGCTGACAGCATGGACGGCATCCTGGTGCCGGTGGTGCAGATCAGGTTGCGGGATGGAGTTGAGGTATGACGGACGATCTTCCCGATATTGCCTTTTGCGATACCGATCCGACGACGGCCGAGACGGACGCTGTCTCGGGCTACGAAACCATCACCGGCGTTTCCCTGGCCGCCGGGAGTCCGGAGCGGCTGTTCCTGGAGGCCGTGGCCGTGGTGCTGGCCCAGCAACGGTTCCTCATCGACTGGACCGGCAAGCAGAATCTGCTGGCCTATGCCACCGGGGATTATCTGGCGCACTTGGGCGCGTTTTACGGCTGCGACCGTCTGGCCGCGACGGCGGCGACGGTGACGCTCCGATTCTCCACGGACGCGGCCAAGGATTACGCCCTCCTTATTCCGGCCGGGACCAGGGCTACGCCGGACAATACCCTGATCTTCGCCACGGACACCACGGCCACCCTGGCCGCCGGCGAGACATCCGTGGAGGTGGCGGCGACGTGCACGACGGTCGGGCCCACGGGATCCGGCTATGTGGCCGGCCAGATCAACAAAATGGTGGATGTCGTCTCCGGCATTACGGCCGTGGCAAATACCTCGACGAGCTATGGCGGCGCGGACGAAGAGGATGACGATCGATACCGGGCCCGCATCCGTCTTGCGGTCGAAGCCTTTTCGACCTGCGGTCCGTCTGGGGCCTACCAGTATCACACGCTCGGCGTCTCGCCGGGGATCATCGATGTGGCGGCCGTCTCCCATGATCCGGGTGTGGTCACGGTCTATCCGCTCTGTACGGATGGCGCTCTGCCGACGTCCACCCTTCTGGCTGCCGTGGCCAAGGCCTTGAGTGCCAGCACGGTTCGGCCGTTGACGGATATCGTGCAGGTGCGGTCGCCCGAAACGGTGACCTACAACGTCAAGGCGACCTGGTATCTGGCCGAGTCCGCCTCGGGCAAGGCTGCGGTTGTCGAAGCCGCTGTCGCTACGGCCAAGGCGGAATACCTGGCCTGGCAGCGCGGCAAGCTCGGCCGCGATATTGATCCGTCCGAGCTGACGGCCAGGATCAAGGCCGCCGGCGTCAAGCGGGTGGTGGTCGAGAGCCCGGATTACAAGCAGCTCGACGCCTGGCAGGTCGCTATTCCCGGCACGGTTTCCGTGGTGTTTGGCGGGATGGAGGCCTAGATGAGTGGCCAGACACTGCAGGATCTGTCGCTGCTCGACATCCTTCCCCAGTCCATTTCCTGGGACGAGACCATTCAGGCTCTGGCCAAGGCCTTGGATCCCATCCATCAGGATATCACCGCCACGATCCCGGTGGATATCATCTATGCCAACCTGGATTCGCTGTCCGATGATATCCTGGCCATGGTCGCCTGGGGTTTCCATATTGAAGGGTATGATTTGTTGGCCACCCGGGCCGAAAAGCTCCATGTCCTCAAGCATTTTTATGACTATCATCGATACAAGGGGACGCGGCACGGCCTGGAGCTGTATCTTAACACCTATCTCAAACGCGATCTGCTGGCCTGCTCGCCGCCCACGAAATCCTTTTGTGGCGCCAGCTTGACCGACGCCGAATATGCGGCCTGGGAGGCAAATTTCCCCGAACTGCGCGTCTATCCCTTTCGCCATGCCGGTACGCGCGAAGGGGCATTCGTCGGGGACTGCGCCCTGGCCTGCTTCCCTAACACCACGGACGCCATTCTGCGCATCGGCGATCAGGTCACGCTGTACGATCCTGTCACGGCAACCGTGACCGAGCTGGACAGCTTGGTCACCGAGCGCGATGTGGTGACCACAATGGCCACTGAGCGCGTGACCGTGGCACTCCCGGGCACGGCCGGCTTGGCCATGTTCGTAGGCCGCTGCGCCGGCACCTCTTACGTCTGCGACACCGGGGCATCCGAGCGCATGTACGTGCTGGATATGGCCGTGGGCTACGAGGACGAGGTTGACCGGCGCCATACCTTGTCCGTCCGGCCGAGCCTGACGCCGGTGTCCATCGGGTCCGACGTCGTGGCCACGGCCGGCACGCGCGGGGCTGGCATTTTCCTCGGCCACCGCTGGCCGGACAGTTACAGCGAGGCCGTCAGCCTGTTCCTGGAGGGGCGGTTCCCCGTCCGATCCTCGGCGCGAGATCGGCTCTACCGTATGTCCAAGCTCTACGACGCCGACCGCGAGGTCTTTTCCCGTCGGGAGACATCGATATTCTTGGGGGCATGCAAGCTCGGTGCGCTCCGGCCGCATTACGCCGAGGCCGCCGTGGACATGCAGCGGCAGGCACCGCCACGGGCCGCCTTTTGCAGCGGCCGCTATGCCTCCATGTATTATCCGTGTGACCTGGATGCCCGGGCCTGGATCGATCGCATGCGCCGCATCGGCAAGATGGCCGTGCGGATCTCGGATCGTATCTTGGTATCCACGGCCAACCGCAATTGCATCCAGGCCAGCGAGTCCATCAAGTGCGGAGCCGCCGTCTGCGGCGAATATCAAATCGAAGCATTTTAGGGAGACAGCATGGAAAAGCTCATGATTGCGCGTGATCGGCAGGAATTGCAGGCGGCGGACCTGAATAACATGCAGGCCTATGCCGACGATGCCATGGCCCACATCGTCATGGATGCCATCACAGCGGAAAAGATGTTCGTGGGGCTGGGCGTGACGCAGAAGTCGGCTACCGAGATCACCGTGGCCTCGGGGCGTTTCTGGGATGGCTCCACGGGCTTGCGCTACGCAAAGGATGATGCCGAGGATGTGAGTCTGTTTTCGTACCTGCCCGTTTCGGACAAGCGTTATCTCAACATTTCCGTCACCGGGCAGGAAATCTCCACCGACCAGGAACCGCGCGATTACCTCACGGATTTGACGGCCGGAACGACCGAGCCGAAATCGGTCTACATGACCACGGCGCGGCAGGTGGCGACGCTCGTCACGGCCGGCCTGGAGTCGAGCACCCCGCAATGCCCTGATGCGCCGACCGGCTACCTCACCATCGCCCAGGTGCTGCTGGATACGTCCGGCATCGTCAGTATCGAGCTGGCCGACAACAAGGCACTCATGAGGTTGTACGACGTCTATCAGACCGTGTTGTCCCACGCCGAATGGATCACGTCAGCATCCCCCAAGCTTTCCAGCCTGGCCACGGACTTGGCCGCTCTGGCCGCCAAGATCGCCGCCCTGTCCACGCCGACGCCGTTGCTGCTCAAAGTCGTGACGGACGTGGCCGAACTGATGGACCGTTCGCAGCTTGCCAGCAACTACAAGGATTATGACGCCGACGCGCTTTTGGATAAGGACAAGTCCGCCACCACGGAAACGGACTACTATGCTCGCGTCGAGGAAGGTATCCGTTTCCCGTGGGCTGGGCAGACCGAGCAACAGATCAGTCTGTCCAATCCGTTGGACACAACGGTCAAAACATTTAATGGACTGCTCTTACCGGCGCATACCAAAAAAGCGCGCCTGGCCCTCACCGGCTTGGCCGCCACTCTCAACATCGGACAGTACAGCTACGTCCCGACGACCATGCGGCTGCTGACGAGAACTGTCAGGCGCACACGGTATAGCGCGGCGCAATACGTCTGTACCAACGGCAGCGAATGGTCGAATGCGTCCGAGGCCACCATCGTCACCGAGGTCTTCGAGGGCACCATTCCCGAGGGCGTTACCTTGGGGAGCACTTCTAGCACCACCACGACAGGCGGATTGATGCCGCATGGCTCCTACACGGTCACCCGCTATCAGCAATACTGGGTCGATACCTGGACGGAAAACTATTGGGGCGTGGATTCCAGCACCCACACTATCACCGGTTCCCTGTGTGCCCAGACGTTTCTTAACTCGCAAAACGGCTGGCTGCGCAGCATCGGCTTGAGATTTGTTTCCAAGGCCGCGTCTGGCGATGTCAATATGTATCTGTGCAAGACGTCCGACACGGGAGAGCCTTTGACCGATGCCGTCATTGCCCAGGCATCCGTCACTGTGGATGATATCGTTACGGACGGCGAGACGGAGTTTGAATTTGTCGAGCCGGCGTATCTGGAGCCTGGGAAACGCTATGCTATCGTTCTCGTGACTGGGGGTGCCCACGTTATCGCGTTGGTCGATGGGACAGAGTATAGCCAGGGGACCATTTTTTACAGCACAGATGGTTCGTACTACACGGGAGACCTGACGCAAGATTTTATGATGACGCTGTATTACGCGTCGTTCACCAGCGCCCGAGCCGTGGTTGAGCTGTCTCCCATTTCGCTTTCCGACGGCATTGCCGGGTTCGATATTTTGGCCCAGACCATTACGCCCGATAGCGGTTCATTGACCTATCAGTATCAACCGACGGGATCGAGCGAGTGGATCGATATTAAAGATGCCACGGCAGACAATCTGCTGGGATTACCTGCCCTCTGCCGCATGCGGGCCGTGTTCTTGGGCAGTACCGACGCCATGCCCGGCCTGGGTATGACGGGCAGCAAGATGCGGGCGCAGCGCGCTGCCACCACCTTCAAGCATTTGTCGACGGCCCGGACGCTCGAAGATCCCAGTACGGACATCCGTGTGGTGCTTCTCCTCGAAGGCTGGACTGCTAACAAGCACACCTGCACCTGCAAGATCAAGTATGACGGTGCCGAACACGAAGCGGCATCCTTCACGGATGAGATCGTCTCTGACAACTCGATCCGCAGGACGTTTCTCTTCGCTCCGGCGGCGGGCATCACCTCGTACCAGATCGTGACCGAAGGCACGACGTCAACGGCCCTGGACTGCTTCCATGTGGCCAAGCGCATCGACATGGCGCTGTAGCAGTAAGGGGTAATGTATGACCCTCGACCTCGAAAAATACGCCATGACGGACGGCAAGACCGCGTTGTCGGCCGCCGAACTGAACGCCCGGTTTTATGCCATCGTGCGCCGGCTCCATGCCCTGGAGCAGCTCTCCATCGACTGGGCATCGGCTATTGCCGAGGTGCAAAACTACGGCCTGGCGCGCATCAACGACGCGGTGCAGCCGCTCATCGACGGCCTCAAGACGGACCTCACCAACCTGATCGCCCAGGGCACGGCTGATCTGGCCAGCCAGTCGGCGGCCGTGGCGGCCAAGCTGACCGATGTCGATACGCGGATGGCGGCGGTGGAGTCCATCATCAACGCCGCCGCTGCCAACGTATCCGCCCATGCGGCCCGCACGGACAACCCGCACGAGGTCACGGCGGCGCAGGTCGGCGCGGCCCGTGTGGCGGACAGGGTCCTGCCCGGCAGCGTTATCGCCTTTTCGGGCGAGTTTGGCGGCACCGACAATCGCCATCCCATCCCACGCGGAGGCACGGAGCCGGATACTGGCTGGCTGCTGTGCGATGGCGGCGATGATGGCAACGGCGGCACAGTGCCGGACCTGCGGGACCGCATGATTTTGGGCGCATCCGACGCGCACCCGGCCGGTAGCACGGGCGGGGCGGAGACCCATGCCCACGGCATCTGCGGCACCGTGGGCGCGACCACGCTTAATGAAGCGCAGATGCCGTCGCACTGCCACACGTACCCGTGGTATAACAACTCCGGCGGTGGGCCGTACGGCGTGACCAATAATACCACGTTGTACCAGTCGGCCGCTGCATCTTCCTACACCGGCGGCTCCCAGGCTCATAGCCACAGTCTGTCTGCATCGTCTGGCACAGCATCATCCCTGCCGCCATATTACGCGATGGCGTACATCATTAAACTGTAATGGAGTAATACATGGAAAATTCTCTAACTGTTGTCCCGTCGGACAGTCTTATCATTGTGGATGGTGAGCCGCTGCATTTCGATTTCGACGCCCCAGAAAATCTCCACGCTATCCAATGGGATGGTACGAGCGGGCATATCGAGTACACGGACGGCCCCAATGAGGTGCTGACAACGGATGCTGCCGTCGCACCCTATGTCGCCCTCTGGCAGGCCGAAAAGGCCAAGACAGTGGCCGCTGCGGCTGCCGCCCAGGCCGCATACGATAGCGAGTCCGCCCGGTTTACCCGGCTGCGCGCCGAGCGCGATACGCGACTGGCGGCCACGGATTATCTGCTGATGCCCGACTACCCCATCTCTGCGGAGTTGCTGACTGCGGTCAAAGCCTACCGCCAGAGCTTACGCGACCTCCCGTCCCAGTCCGGTGCGCCCTGGGACGGCGGCGGCGAGACCACGCCCTGGCCGGCCATGCCGGCAGTGTAAGTGGAGCAGGCGGGACGGCTCCCTCCCCTGGAGGCCCAAGGGTGGAGCTTGGGTAGCAGGCACGATGTAAATCAATGGGACAATAGTGGGACAAAACGATTGGCAAAAGAAAAAGCGGGTTATCGTCCGGTGATCCCGGGAGCGATAACCCGCTGGTTTTCTTGTGGTGCCGAAGGGGAGACTCGAACTCCCACCCCCTTGCGAGGACTAGACCCTGAATCAAATATGGCCAGGTTAACTTACCCCAACCTATTGCGTCATCTCATCAATATATTTGACTCCCAGTCGCCATCCCCCTAACCTCCCCCAACCCTTACGCATGCCGTGAGTGGGACGGGGGTGGGACAAATGGGTGGTGGATGGATCAACACCAAGCAGCCTGGGGTCCGGTATCGAGAGCATGAGACGCGCAAGAATGGCCGCCATCTGGATCGCTACTATACGATTCGATACAAGTCTGTCGATGGTCGTTTGATTGAAGAGGCCATCGGCTGGGCGTCCGAGGGGTGGAGCGCCGAGCAGGCGGCCGAGATCCGATCCCAGATCCGGAAGAATATCCGAACAGGCCATGGTCCGCAAACGCTCGCCGAGATGCGCGAGGAGGCCCAGCAGATCCGCGCGGCCGAAGCCCGGGCCGAGGCCGCGGCCGCTGTGCAGGATATGACCTTTCGGGAATTGGGGGAGCGGTATTTGGCCTGGGCCCGGGCCAACAAACCCAGATCGGCCATGACGGACGGCTACAACCTGGCTCATGCGCTTGCTGCCTTTGGGAACATTGCGGCTACCGCGGTCAATGCCGCCCATATCGAGACGCTCAAATCTAATCTGGCGCCCAAGGCCCCGGCCACGGTGCGCCATATCCTGGGCGTGGTCCGGCGCGTCTACACCTGGGCGGCCGTCACGCCACGTTCACAGGATGATGCCACGCCGCTTTTCGTGGGGATGCCCCCGACCCATGGGGTGGCCGTGCCCCGGGCCGACAATCGGCGGTTACGCTTTCTTTCCAGGGAGGAGGCGCAAAAGCTCCTGGATGCGGCCGTGGGCTATCCGCCACGGACGGGCGGCATGGATTTCCACGATGTCTGCTGCCTGTCGCTGTACTGCGGCCTGCGCAAGTCCGAGATTACGGGCCTGCTGTGGGAGCACGTCGATTTCGACAATGCCTTGCTCTATGTGGTGGACGGGAAGAATTCCGTGAGCTCAGGCGTGCCCATCAATGCCGTGGCGCTGGACATGTTGCGCCGGCGCCAGTCCGGACGGCGGGATTCGCCGTTGGTGTTTCCGCCGCTGCACGGCGGTGTGTCCATGCGGCATATCTCGCACAATTTTGCCACGCTGGCCGAAAGCCTGGGTCTGAACGATGGCGTCACCGACCGCCGGCAGAAGGTCGTTTTCCATACCCTGCGGCACACTTTCGCGTCCTGGCTGGCCTTGGATGGCGTGGATCTCTACCGGATACAAAAACTGATGCGGCACAAGGACCTCACTCAGACGCAGCGCTACGCCCATTTACTTCCGTCCGACGCCAGGGCGGCAGTGGAACGGCTTTCCCGCCCGACAGATCGATGACGCCATCCAGGGAGCGGAGGCCGGTCAAGACGGCGAGGCCTCGCGTCTCCGCCAGCCAGATAAGCAACTCCTTTGCCGGATACATGATGTCCCGGCCGAGTCGGAAGGCTCCCTTGGGGCCGGTGCCTTTGCTGTCGTTGTTGCACAGCACGTTCGGGGAGACGGCTCCGCCGATAAAGTAGCGCACGGCCCGGCGGCTGATGGCCGGTGGCAGGTGCGATGACCAGTTCTCAATGAGGGCGGTTTCCTCGGCCGACAGCTTGCGACGCTTCATGCGGGCATCAACTCCTTGAGGGCCTCATGCTCCATTGCGAGCACCCCGTTACGGGACATCACGCCTTGCGCAAGTTCATTGTCGAGCGCTTGCCCACGCAATAAAAAAGGATGACTTGCAGGGAAAAGCCCCAGTCTCCCCAAGCAGGGATAGAACGGTAGCGGACGTGCATCAGCCAGCACCCAATGCCACTCGCCGGGGATGGCCCAAGGGGATAGGCTGTCGCGGATGCAGTCCACCACGTCCACGATTCCGACTATGCCACCGGTTTGTTCCTTGAGTTCGTGCATGGTGATCTTGTCCGGGATAGCGTGTCCGGCTTTTTTGGCCATCCTGGCGCAGTCCCTGACGTTTTCACGAATTTCCGGGGGGTAAAAATGCTTTCCGGTATGTACCAAGAGCGGGCCGCGATATTTCGTCGCCCACGACCGGTTTTCGACGTCCTTGCCCAGCATGAATATGGACCAGGCCCATGGTTGGCGGATGGAAAGGCAGGGGATATTCATGAGAGCGTCTCCGGGAACGCGTCATGGGTACGGCCGTCGACGATGGAGCGTAAGCATTGCGGGCAGGCTTCGGCGGCAATTAAGTCCGCCTCGGATCCTTTCCAGCCGCAATGCTGGCAGGTGACGTTGTTGGATGGGGACTGCGCTTTCGGTTTTGTGCTGGTAGCCTCGCGAGCCAACAGCTTCAGCTCGAAATCCAGTCTCACCTCCCGCGCGAATGCGCCGATCTCCGTCGGGATGGAGCCGAACGGTTCTCCTTCACCGTTGAGAAAGCGCTCTTCGTCCCGGGCATAGACGGAGAGGGCTTGTTCAAGGAATCGTTCCCGATCGCTGTCCTTATTTGTTGCGTCGGGAAGGGAAGAGAGCATAGGAGTTGCTTCCTTCGATAACGCCTCTTCCACCGCCTGCAATTTTGTCTCGATTGCGACCAGCCGTTTCCTAATTTTTTCAGCCCGTTGTGCCGTCATGGCGAGATGGCTCGCCTGCACTCTGGCCATGTGTGCCGTGTCTCCCAGGTGCCTTTGTGTCTCGCGGCAACGATCCCGCCACCACTGCATGGCCAGAGTAAGGGCCGCATTTTGTCGGCGCGAGTCGGCCAGGTCCTGGACGGATCCGCCGAAATCGAATTCCGTTTCGGATAGGTTCGATTCCGCCAAGTCCAGGGCCTCGAACAATTCGAGCACGGCGGCGTTTTCAGCATCGTCAGGTGAGATCCCGCCGCATTTGAGCAGGCGGTGCTTCAACTCTTGGCGCGAGATGGCCGGTTTCATAGGGAGGCTCCTTTGATCGGATCCGCCGGCCAGTAACTATCCAGCGGATCGATATCGTTGAGTAGCGGCGACGTTTCGCCGGCCTTGGCGAAGGTGAAAAAGGCCAGGCTCTCGACGGTTGCGGCGGGCAGGTGGAGCAGCTCGGCTGCGTAGGCGCTGGATGCCGCGTAGAAGGGCGCCACGCTATCCCTGAGATAGTCCGTGACCGCATCCCAACGCCGTTCCAGCACCGGGCATTCTATGGCCACCGGCGCGCCAGCCCGGAACACCACGGCATAGAGCAGGGCCAGGACAACGCGGGGCGATCCGTCCGGCGCACGGTAGCAACGCCATTGCATGCTTTTGACTTCCTCGGCCGGGAGAGGTTTCGGCAGGTCGAGGAGGGAGAGTTGGCCAGGGGTAGTGCCCATAGAGCGCCTCACTCGGTTTTCAACCTTTCTTGGAGACGGGTCAGTTTTTTTTCGACCTCCATATCGAAGGCCTGCGCTCCGAAGAGGAGCCGCATTTGCTGGATCATGATGGCAACGTCCGCCAATTCGGTCACCACATCCGAAGTTTTGCCGCGCCGCAGATGGCGCAACGCCACGATCAGTTCGGCGCATTCCTCGATCGTCTGTTCGAGTTGGAACTCGGCGCCATAAATGCCAAGGGCGTCAAGGAGTAGCCTTTCAGTGCGGGGATCGTTGAAATTATAGGCCATGCTCGTTACCTCCAAGCAAGCCAGTTCTTGATATACAAGGCGACAAACACGGCATTAAGCCCGGTCAGAGGCCAGTCATGCCCCCAGGAGACGATGATCCATGTTAGGGAACCCGTCAGGCCGATCAGATGCCCAACGGCCATTCGGCGGCCAATCAAGTAGACACTGGCCAGGGTTAAAAGAGCAGCGAGGAAGGAAAGGATGGTCATGCCGCCCCCCCCGCCGTCTCCACGGCCAACGCCGCGGCCACCGGAGCCACCCACACGGGCGTGGAGCTCATTGAAAACGTCTCCCCGGACCAAGCCAGCAAAAGCGTGGTCCCCATCACCCCGGCGATGGCCTGGGCCGCCGGCGGCGGAACGGCGTTGCCGATGCGTTCGCGCCAAGCCTGATCCGATAGTCCGTCGAGATCGAGGCGCTCTTCGGGGTCAACCAAGCCCTGTAGGGCGGCGAGCTCAAGCGTCGTGAACGGCCGATGCCACGTCCCGTCCAGGGCGCGGATCACGGCCACCAGGCGGTCAGCCGGGGCGGGCAGGCAAGCATCCAGGTCAGTTTGCGAAATTTCGCAAGTTCGGGGGTCCGCCACGGACCATGCGCCGTTGTCGTGCCGCCCGTGGCCAATGACGGCCGCGCTCGGCCCGTCCCAAGGCGTGACGCCGTAGTGGCCGCCGCCGGCATAGTTCTCCCGGCCCTCGGGCCAGACGCGCGGGTCCGCCACCGAGAACGCCCCGTTGCTGGGCATGGACTCGCCGATGACCGCGCCGGTGGGATCGGTCCACGTGCGGACGCCGAACGCCCCCTTGCGCATCTCCTGGCCACGAGGATCGGCTACGGCGAAGGCTCCCTGCCCCGTGGTGCTGCCGCCGATGACGGTTCCAGCTGGGGCGTCATAGGGCACCACGGCGTACTTGCCATAGGCTGGCCCCTGCTGGCGCGGATCGGCGACGGCGTATCGGCCGCCGCCCGGCGCACTCTGTCCGGACACTGCCCCCATGGACTCGGCCCAGGGCAGCACCCCGTACTGGCCGTACTCGTGGCCCAGGGCGCAGCGGGGATCGGCGACCGAAAACCGTCCCGTGGTCGCCAGTCCTCGGGCCGTGATGGTACCGGTATGGGCGTCAAATGGAATGACGCCGAGTGTGTGGCCCCGGATGTCATGGTAGCCCCTCGGGTCCGCCACGGAATACCGACCGCAGGTCGGACCGGCATTCCCCGTCACGGCGCCGGCGGTCGCCTCCCAGGGGAGCACGCCTAGAACGCCGTCCTGGTAGACCCGTTCCGGCACGATCCCGTAATCCGTCAGGAATCCGCCCTTGACACGGAGCCTGGAGAGGCTTCGCCAGTCACTGCCCGCCTCAACAAACGCCAGCCGAACCCAGGTTTTCCACTGCAACGCCGGCATCCGGTGCATGGGCCCGGCCACGGCCGCCCCGGGCAGGGGCATCCGGCCCAGGACGTCGCCCACGGCCCGCAGCGGGCGCTTGGCCGGCTGGTACAAGAAAGGTGGCACCTTCTCCCTGTGCCGGGCCACCAGCAGAAACCGCTTCCGGCTTTGGGCCAGGCCGCCGAGCTCGCCGCAATCGTGCGCGGTCTCGGCCACGGCGTAGCCGTAGTGGCGCAGGAGCGCGCCGATCTGGTCGAGGAGGTGGCGGCCACGGGTCGCGATGCGGGGCACATTCTCAAATAGGATGAGCTCGACGGGGTCATCCTTGTACGCCTCAAGGGCCAGCCAGATGCCGCGCAGGGTCAGGCGGTTGAGGGCCTGATAACGCTCCGAGTGGCTTTTGCTCTCGGACAGGAGCCCGGAAAAACCTTTGCACGGGGCCGAGAGGAAAAGAATGTGTGGATGCTTGTGCCGAAAGGCCCGGCGTATGTCCTCGGGCATGGCCTCGCGCCAGCCTGCCGGGGGCTCGTAGCCGTGGAACGCGATGTATTGCTCCCGGTCCATGAGGTCCATGCAGGTGCCGGGGACCCCGGCCAGCCTCTCAAAATCACGGATTGCGGCCGACGAGACATCAATACCGCCCAGACAGACGAATCGTGCACGCATGTTTCCGACCTGGGCCCGGCCTTTGTTGAACCCCCGAGCCCCACCACCCAGTCCGCAATAGAGATGCGCATGGTTGATCGGCACGAGAATCTGCTGTCCCGAGCCTCTGCCGAGCAGGTCAAGCATTGTTCACCCCATTGGTCAGAAGCTGGCCGATAGCGCAGGGGGTGTTGCCACGGCGGCAGTTTGGATCGCCGGCGAGAAAACGGCGGCGGCAGGTCGCGCGGGTGATCATGGTGTGGGAATGCTGGCATTTGAACGTCTTGCGCGCGCGGATCCGGCGGCCGAAAACCTCTGCAGCCGATGCCGCGGACAAGAGCGTCCTGGTGCCGTAGGGGAGGCTCTTGAAACGGAGGAAGATGTCGCGATCCGAACAGGCCGTCATCGGCTGGCCTCCTGGTTAAAAGCAGCTTCGTGTTCTGGCGAAAGCCGGATAGGGGAGCCGATGGTCGCCTTCGGTCTCACGGCGCGCCAGAGCGCCGCCACGAGGCCGACAAGACCCATGCCGATGAGCACCAGGGCGTCGGACATTATTTGCCTCCACGGATGACCGACATGGTGTCGCCGTTTTTGAATGTGGCCGTGAAACCGGTCTTCGTCTTTTCCACCTTCTCCGCGCCCATTTCGGTCAGGGCTTGTTGCGCAGCACGTTCCACGGCTACGGCGGGTGAAAGGCGGGCAATCGGCGCGCCTTTTGCGGCTGCAGAAAGCCACCCGGCTTGTATGAGCCACAGGCGGTAGAGGTTGTCCCAGACATGGAACAGGCGCTCCAGGGACAGAACTTTGTCCGCAAAAGAGCCGTCCGGATCCTCGCGGTCGAGATTCCAGAATATGGGCTCCACGCGCAGGGCGAAGTCGGCGCCCTTGACGCGGACCTTGTAGCAATCGCCGCTGATATTGAGCAGCAGGTCGCATTCGCGGACCTGCATGGCGTTTGCGAGGCCCTGCTTGATCTCGTCCGAGTCATTTTCGTCCGTGACCGCCGTGATGACGACATCGCCGGCTTCGTTGGCGATGGTGAGGCCCTCAAAGTTGACGGCCACGTCGGTTCCGGACACGTCCAGGGCTCCGCCGTCGTGCTCGTAAAGCCACGTCAGAAAGCGCTTGCCGATATCCTCGGGCCACTCCTCGGCGTTGTCGGGCCGCGGAACCCAGGGGAGGACCAGAAACGGGTGCAGGCCGAAGGTCGCGGAAAAGAGGGTGGTGAACTGCGAAACGATGCCGGCCGTTGTGGAGCACAGCCAGATTTCGGTCTGCGCCGCGTCCGCCGGCGAGAGCCACACCACGTCGGCCATGGTCGGCACCGGTGCGGCCTGGGACAGCAGGGATGCCCGCACGCGGTCCCGGATCTCGGCCTTTTCATCCTTGCTGGCAAAAGGGATGAGCACCTTCTCGCGGATCTCTTCCCGTCGGCGCTCCAGGAATTTCTTGACCTCAAGCCGGGTGCGCACGTCCACGAGCTTGGCCGGCACGGACCGCTTGTCCAGGCGTAGCGCCCATACGAGGTGGGCCAGGCGTTCCGGTGCGGCTGTCCGCCATTCGCTGTCGGTCGGATCGTCGAAACTCACCCAGCCGACAGCCAGCTCGTCCGGCAGGGTGTCGATGCTCCGGAAACCGTTCCGCGCCAGCGCTGCGGTGGCGTCCTGGAGCTGCTCGGGCGTCGGCTGGTCATGGAGCCGGAAGCGCGTGATCGGACAGCCGCGATGCAGGAATCCCATCAGGCGCTCCTGGCCGGCAGCAAGGTGAAAACGCAGGTGGCGGCATCCTGGAAAACAAGCAGGGTGCTTTTGATCTCGCCCAGGCTATGCCCGCTGATTTGATAGAATTTTCCATGATGCAGCATGCGGGCGTTCAGGCAGTGGCGGGAGCGGTTGTAGGAATAGAACATCGGCTCTCCGCCTACGGATGTCTTGCGGGACATGATGTCTCCTCCCTGTCGCCGGCAGGGGTGGCCAACATGCGGCCGTCGGCAACGTGTTTGAATTTGAGGAACAGAAAAGGTCCCAGGGAGCCCAGAACCGCCTTGCCGTCGATGCGTGACAGCCCAGGGTGCCCGGCTAATGCGCGGATATGCGCGATGACGCCGTCAATGGCATCGGCCACGGGCTGTTCGTCAAAGCGGGGCATCAGGATCTCCTGGAAGCCAGTTCCGGCCGGGCCCGGTCATAGACGCCGCCCCGCCCCCATGCATCCTGGGACGCCTGAAATTTGAGCGTTTGCTCAAGCAGCCCCGGCTCTTCCTCCGCCGCCTGGCGGATATTGAATCGTACGAGAGCCAGGTTTTCGCGCGCTCGGATGGGCAAGCCGCCGGGAACATACAGGGATGTCCGCTCCGGGATGATGTTTTCGGGGATCGTGACCATGTTGCCTCCCTAAAAAGGGGCCGCCGTCATTCGACGGCCCCGGTGTCCGTTCGGGCGGACGGCCGTAATCGGCAACTCACGCCCATGCGGGTCTGCTTGGGGAAGGGCCCGCAGCCTCTGCCAGCCGGGATCACGCGCCCGGTGCGCGGGTCGAGGTCTCAATCTTTCCACCGCATCGTTGCCCTAGTGGGCCCATCGCTGGCCCCTACTGATCCGACCGCCTGGCTGTGCCCCCTTGGGAGGCCTGGACCGGCCGCGTACGCGTTGGCCGTCGTTCGGGGTGTCTCGCGTCGTGTTGTTCGTTTAATACGTCAATAACGTACGAAGTCAACGTAAAAAATACGGTCAAAAACAAAAAAAGGCCCGCCGAGGGGGCGGGCCTTGCACGATTGCAATCGAAATCGTTTACATATTAAAGAGTTGTGGCGTCAAAATTTACGTCCAAGCCAGATGACGCGGCCGATGACGCGCACATTGGAGTGGTCGTTGATGACCACGGTCAGGGGAGGGTATTTCTCGCGGTTTTCGCTGACGAGGACGATCGCGCCCGGGGTTTTTTCGATGCGCTTGACGACGATTTCCTCGTCTATCCCGACCCCATAGATGTTCCCCGGGATCACGTCCTTTTGCGACTGATCGACCAGGACGGTGTCGCCGTGCTGGATCGCCGGTTCCATGGAGTCGCCGGAGACGTCGAAGAGGACCATGTCCTTCGGCTGGCCGTAGGTCCGTAGAAAATCAGTTCTAAATGCGTAAAATCCTACAATATCGTCCGAAGTCTCAAACGATCCGCCACCGGCGGCCAGCCGTGCCTTGACCTTGGGGATGTAGGTAAAATCCGCGCCCGAGCATGTGATGTCACCCGGGACCGAGGGGATTTTCAGGATCCGCCGGCCGAGCGCGAGCAGCTCCTCATAGTCCATTCCCAGAGCCTGGGCGATGCGGCGGCGCGTTTCCTCGGAGCCGTAGGTCCGCCCGCGCACGATATCGTTGAGGTACGAGCTCGACATTTCGGCGTCCCGGGCCAGCTTGGCCTGCGCCCCTCTGCCTCCTTGCTTCAGGATGTGTTCCAGAGCCGCCCTGAAGATCGCGTCAAGTGGTTCTTTCGCCATGCCTGCGTAAATACCGTGCGGCGTACCCCCGAAACACTCTCCGGTCACGTATTCTTCTCCTTGACATTGTACGCTATCAACGTACATGTTCGGAATATGAAATTGCAACGTGGCGATCAACGACGCCTGGCGGCCGCTATCGGCCGTAAGCCGTCCACCGTTTGCGACTACCTCAAGGGGCGTATCCGTCCGTCCTACGAGACAGCCCAGCGGTTGGCGGCCGAGACGGGCACGCATGTGCTGTATTGGCTGGACCGTGAAAAGTACGACGAACAGGGGCAGCCGCGAACCATAATATGCCCCACCGAACCCTCCCCCGCGAGGACAGCATCATGATCAAACTGGACGCAGACGTGCCCACCACGACGTGGGGATTTTTCAAGTATTGTATCGACGTGCTTGATATTACGGGCATGGCGCGCATCGACCGCAAGGAGCACAGCACCCTCTACAAATACGCCAGGGATCCGAATCGCTTCCCCGAGGGCGAGGTGCGGCAGGATCCGTTGCAACGATTGCTCGTCCAATGCCGGGATGTCGTGCGCATGGATGGGCAGCGAGGCATGGCCGCCGTGCGCGTGGTGGCGGCCATGTTCGCCGATATTGTGGAGTGCGACGTTTCGCCACGCCAGGCCGTGACCCCTGACAAGCCGGACGTCATCGGCGAGTGCCTCGACGACTACCCGCCGCTCGTCAAATTGCACGAGCTGATCAAGGCGCACGCGCCCAAGGCCCACGTGGAGGATCAGCTCCGCGTCCTGATACGCGAGGTCCGCGAGACGCTCGTGGCCTACAAGTCGGAGGAGGGCGGCCATGAATAGCCCCCTGGATGCCTGCCCACACGCCCCCCGCCCCCTCTCGCGTCAGACCGGCAAAACTCGCATGCGGGGGGCACGCTCGGCGATCCCGCGGGTCCTTCCTTTCGTTGTTCTCCAAACGGGGCTGCGGACCCGCGACTTTTCGCAAAATGTGGTTTCCCAAAATTCCCTTCATTTTTGCACTTCTGGTCTGTTTTTAAGCCTCGCCATTTTTTTGACGGATGGTGCCCATGGCCGGGCGTAAGCGGGATGAGCTCGAAAATATCGAGCTCCAGATGCGCAGCCGGCGCGAGGCCGAGCAGGCGCAATACGCCAAGGATCAAAAAGATCCCTCCGCAGTCACGCCGGAGTTTTTGGCAACCTGCGCCGAAGACGGGGAGCGTGGAGCGGCCGAAATTTTCCGGCGTCTGTACATGTCCTGGGATGCCGTTTCCAACACCGACCAATATAAGGGCCGCTTGCTGTTCTGCCCGGATCCTAATCTTGGCTGGCACTGGTGGGATGGCCACCATTGGAATCCAGACCAGTCCATGCGCGTCATGGAGGCCATGGACGGCGTGGTCAAACGGTTACGGGATGAGTCGGACAATCAATGGCGTCTTCATCGGCAGGCCAAAAAAGAAGGCCGCGAAGACGACATGAAGACCGCCGATCATCGCGCGCGATCCATGTGGAAAATGGCCAAGCAGCTCAACGGAACGCGGGTGCGCACCAGTGTTTTGCGCCAGGCGGCCGCTGGCTGGGACACGCCTCCCTGGGATCGCAACCCCTGGCTGCTCCCCGTGGCCAACGGCGTTGTGGATCTCAAAACCGGCCAGCTCCGAACGGGCCATCCTGCGGATTTCCTGCGGGCAGGCTTGCCTATCGCCTATGATTCCACCGCCGAGTGCCCGACCATTACGACCTTTCTCCAGGATATTATGGAGGGGGATGGGGAAATGGTCGACTACCTGCTCCGGGTGTTGGGGTATTCCCTGACCGGATTAACCATCCACCACAAGATTTGGATTTTTTGCGGGCGCGGGCGCAACGGCAAAGGCACACTCATGGAGTTGATGAAGGATTTGATGGGTCCCCTGGCCACGCCTATTCAGACGGAAATGCTGCTGGAACAACGCTTTTCCCGCAGCTCATCGGCCGCGACGCCTGATGTTGTCGACTTGCTGGGCAAGCGGGTGGTGTGGGCATCGGAGACCAGCGAAAACCGACGTTTTTCCACGGACGTCATCAAGCGCCTGACCGGAGCGGATACCCTAAAGGGCCGCCCGCTCCAAGGAAGTATGATGGAGATTCGGCCGACGCACAAAATGTTCGTCCTAGCCAACGATAAGCCCACCGCACCGGCTTCGGATCAGGCTTTCTGGGACCGGGCCATTGTCGTGGACTTTCCCTTGCGGTTCGTCGAGGACGAGCCGCAAGGGAAAAACGAACGAAAAATGGACGTGAATCTGCCGGAGAAGCTCGCCCAGGAGCTTCCGGGTTTTCTTCGGTTGCTGGTGGAGTCATGCCTGCGCTGGCAGCAGGTAGGGATAAAGCCTCCTCAAAAAGTCACTACGGAAATTAAAAAATATCGCGCGGATATGGACGATCTTGGGCGATTTTTGAACGACAAGTGCGCACACATCGTCGGGGCCAAGATCAAGGCGGGAGAGCTGTTCTCCGAGTACGAAACTTGGGCAAAGGACAACGGCATCAAAAATCCTTGGACCAGCATCCGGTTCGGCCGGGAGATGAAGGCGCGGGGGATGCCGCAGGAGTATGACAAGCGGTACTATTCTTGGATCGATATTGAATTACTCCATGATTTCAACGAAGACCGCAATTTGGGCTGGGGTTCGATATGAAAAAAGATCGCAAAGGTCGCAAATACTCGTGGAGATGGTCGTGTTTTGAATTGGAATTTATTCCAGTGCGTTACGGTGTATTTCCTCTGTGTTGCGATTATATCGACCTTTTATATGCGTACGCAGGGGAAATAAATAATAAAAATCAAATAACACACTGTACGCTCTTTATACGCTTAAAATACTCGATTTTGTCGTACATATTGAAATTATTGACGATCCATAATTTGAATACTCGCACAATCCTCGAAAAGTCGCAGGCTTTCCAGCCGCTGTGGAGTCGCGCATGGGCATAGCCGAAAAGAAGCTCTCCGCCGTTGATCGGCGTGACATCGCCCTGTCGCTCCTTCCCGAAGCCAAGGATCGGGGAAACGGCCGGATTCAGGCGCTGTGTCCGTTTCACGCCGATACAAATCCATCGTTTTATTACTGCTACGACGAGGACTGGTACCGCTGTTACGGCTGCGATGCTCGCGGGGACCTGTGTCGGCTGTTCGCGCGGCTGCACAACCTGAACGACTCGGACGGCTTCGTGGAATTTTCCCGGCGCTACCTGGGCGGTTTGGACGGTGGCCATGGTCGGCGCGGATACGAGGTTCCGCCTGTCCCGCACCAGGTTGCGTCCGCCCCGAGGTTCACCCCCGGCGAACCGCCGTCGGCCTCGGCCGCGTGGCAGGCCCGGGCCCGCAAATTTGCGGACTATGCCCATGAGCAGCTTTACCTGCCGGCGAACGCACAGGCCCTGGATTACCTCCACGGCCGCGGCCTCACCGATGACACCATCAGGGCATACCGCCTCGGCTGGAACCCCAAGGACTATTTTCGGCCGCGTCAGGCCTGGGGGTTGCCGGCGGAGAAGAAGCCCAACGGGCAATGGCGGCATCTACGCTTGGCCACGGGGTGGGTCATCCCGACACTTGTCGACGGCACGATCCGACGCCTCAAGATCCGCCAGACGCCGGAGGAGCTGCAGCGCGATTCCCGGGCGGCCAAGTACCTGCAAGTCCCTGGTGGCGGGCAGGGTACCTGGATCATCGGCCCTGACCGGCGGGTATTCGTGCTGGTCGAAACCGAGTTCGATGCCTTGCTCGTGGTCCAGGCTGCCGGCGATCTGGTGGGCGCCGTGCCCCTGGGATCGGCTTCGGCCCGGCCGGACAAGGCTGCCTTGCCGGTACTGCGACAAGCCTCCTTGCTCATCGACGCCTTGGACTCCGATGAGGCCGGCGCCAAAAATGCCGGTTGGTGGGCCGCTCAATTTCCACGCAACCATGAGCGGTGCCCGATCCCGGAGGGTAAGGACATCGGCGAGTATGTGCAGGCCGGCTATGATTTGCGGATGTGGGTGCTGGCCTGCCTGCCGACTCCTTTGCGCGAGGCCATGACCTGCCGGCCGGTGGCCGCCCCGGCCCAAAAAACTGCCGTGCCTGCCCCGAAACCTGCCGCACCGGTGCCGGAACAGCGCCGGAAACCGGCCAGCATTGCGGAGGCCGAGGCGGTCATGCGCCAGGAAATCGGAGGCCCGCTCCGCGACCAGACGCTGGAACTGTCGCTGCTGCTGCGCACGACGCCGGACCTGTACGCCGTGGCCACGCCGTCTGGAGGCATGGCCTTGCGGTATCCGGCGGGTTGGGACCGTCGCAATGAGGAGCGGCTACGCCGCACCTCTCGGTTGTTTTTCGGTGACGCAGGGTTGGTCTACATCAAGTACGTGGATTTGCCGGTTCGGCCGGATGACTGGTGCCCGGGAAAATGAAGCGCAGAAAGGTGGCCTTTATGGAAAGACGTTGCACGACATGCGGGTGGGGCGTGCGTTGGGATCGTGGCATTGATGGCAAATTACATGGCCGATGCCAGTTTAAGCCATCTATACCCGTTCCACGATGTTACATGATGGCAGGTTTTGGAGAGCAAACTCCTGAGGGAAAGGATTGTCCAGGTTGGAAGCCTGCAATTGCTGGTGCATTGGTGCCGAAATGGCCGGAAGAATGGCATGTCTATCTGGGGCGCGTTGCCGATTATTTCGAGCAAAAGCAGGCTGCGTTACAGTTGCAATTCGAGAATGACAAAAGAAAATTGATCGCTGAAGATCCTGAATTGGCAGCCATGTTGAGTTTTTGCAGAGGAGAGAACCCATGACCCCTTGTCCGCACTGCGCCGGGATGGCCAAGGCTTTGCGCGCCGCTGAAACGCGTAATCTGGAACATGCCAAGCGGGAGGAGGCGTTGGAGCTCCTCGTCAAGGAAATGCTCGAACATGCCACGATGCCGGCGGCAATGCGGGAACGGATCCGGGCGAGCGTGTTACGGCTGGATGCGGTGGCGGCGTGAGCAAGACCTCTTTTGCCTCTCCGGCCGAGGTGGCCGCCTATGTGCTGGAAACCGGCATCTACAAAGCGACGCGGCGCACCATCTACAACCACGTCAAGGCCGGTTTTCTCCGCCCGGACAAGGATGGCCACTATCCCCTGGCCACCGTGAGAAAGTACGCCGAAGCGCATCTGCCGTTGCTGTCCGAGCCGGCCGGGGATGTCGGCGAGCTCTCCAAGGATCTCATCGCGGCCAAGACCGCCCGGGAGAACGCCCAGGCCAAGCGGTCCGAGTTCCTGCTGCAGAAGGAAAAGAAAAAATACGTGCACGTGGCCGATCATACCCTGGCCCTGGCTGGTCGCTGGCAGATTCTGCGCGACGGCCTGGAGGCCCTGGCCTCGGCCGCCGCCGGAGACGTGGTGGATATGCTGGGGGGCGATTCGGCCAGGATAGGCGAGGTGCTGGCCTACCTGCAGCGCGAGTTCCGGGCGTTGTTGGCGCAATTCGCCACGGCCCGGGATTTCGAGGCGCACATGACCGAGGATGACATCAATGAGTTTCTGATCCGGTTTCGAGGAGCGCCGGCTGATGACGTATCCGCCGATTAAGGTTTCCCTGCGCGCCGCCGAGCGCCGCGTGTGCGAACCGCCGAGCGCTGCCGATCCGTACGAATGGGCCGAGCGGTTCCGCGTCGTTTTTGCCGGCGAGCGGGCCGGGAGACCGTGGGATACGGCCTATGCGCCCTACACCCAGTTTCCCATGCAGGTACTGGCGTGGCCATCCGTGCGGCGCGTCAATTTCGGCTGGTCGCCACAGACGGCCAAGACACAGGTAGGCCTCAATTTTTTGGGGTGGGTGGCCGATTGCCACCCGGCGCCGACGATGTGGGTCATGCCGGATGAAGAGGCCAGCAAACGATCGTACGAAAAGCGCATAAGCCCGCTATTTACCAAGACGGATAGGTTGCGCGGGCTCCTGACGGGCCGGGCCCGGGATATGGGCTATTCCGGCATTCGGCTGGCCAATGGTTTTGAGCTGGCTCTGCCCAGCGCCAAGTCTGTCTCTTCCATCGCCTCAGATTCCATCAAATACATCATTGAGGATGAAACGGACAAGTACGGCGATTTTGCCGGCAAGGAAGCTAGCCCTATTGCACTGATCGAAGAGCGGGTGCGCTCCTACAGCAATACCTGTAAGATTATCAAAATGTGTACCGTGACCACTCCGGACGGTGTCATCTGGCAGGCTATCGAGAACGAGTCCGACGTTATTTTTGACTATTACGTCCGCTGCCCGCTGCCGTTGTGTGGGCAGTATCAGCTCATGAAATACGAGCAGATCAACCATCGGGGCGTGGAGGATCCGCGCGAGATGGTGCGAACACGGGCGGCCCGGTACGTTTGCGAATACTGCGGCGCGGAATGGGATGACCGTATGCGCAACCGGGCCGTGGCCGGCGGCGAGTGGCGGCCACGGCAGGACGTGCCGGCGCCGACGTCGGTCGGGCTCCATTTGCCGGCCTGGAACAGCCGATTCGTTTCTCTTTCCGAATGCGCCGCTGCCGGCTTGCAGGCCAAGACCAGCAAGGTCAAGAAACAGTATTTCGTCACACAGATCTGTTCGCTGCCCTGGGAAGATGTGGTCCGTGATCCGGAAGAGGACAAGCTCAAGGAGCTCATTGATCCGGCCTTGCCGGCCGGGACCGTGCCGGCCGGAACCGTCGCCCTGACCTTGGCCGTGGACATGCAGAAAGCCTATTTTGTGTATTCGGTGCTGGCCCATGCCATCCGGCCGGACAGGCGCTCCTGGCTCATTGATTACGGCGATGTGCCGGCCTGGGAGGACCTGGACACGCTCCTTGAGACCACGTGGCCGCTGCCAGGCTTTGGCCGGATGGGGATATGGCGCGCTGCGCTGGATACCGGCGGCGGCGTCTCTGCGGACAGCACGTGGTCGCGCACCGAGGAAGCCTATTTGTGGTTGCAGCAGCGCAAGCATCGCGGCCGCATCTGGGGCATCAAGGGATCTCCCCGGGCCATGCAAAAGCCCATCGTCCGCACCGAAATCGACGTGCTGCCCAAGAGCAAGCGGCCGCTGGCCCACACTATTGAACTGCGCACCATCGATACGGGCAAATTCAAGGATATCGTGGACGAACGGCTGAACGATCCCGAGACCGGGCGGCCGATCCATTTCCATGCCGCGACCGGCCCCGACTATCTTCGCCAGCTCACGGCCGAGCGCAAGATGCGCGACGAGCGGGGGCGGGAAGTCTGGCAGCAGCGCGGTTCACGCCCGAACCATCACTGGGACTGCCTCGTCTACCATGAGGCCCTGTGCAGCGTGCTTTGGAAGCCCTGTCTGGAACTGCTGCCCCGTCCTCAGCGCGTGACCGGGGCGGAACATCAGGAAATACAGCCCGCCGCGCCCATGCCCGGGCCGACGCCGTTGTTGGATATCCGCGTCGGCCTGGGCGGCCGCGGCGGATGGGGGAGCGGAAGATAAGATGCAGGAAACGCAGGACAGGAGCTTGAAGCGGGAAGAGGTGCTCCGGTTGTTGGGCATCAGCACGTCGACGTTCTACCGGCTGGTCAACTCGGGGGCGCTGCGCGCGCACAAAATCACCACGGCCTTGCGGGTCAAGGCCTCGGAGGTCGAACGCTTTCGGCGCGAGCGGGAGGTCTAGCCGTTCTTTCCATGTTGTCATGTCCGTTTGCCTTGCGGTATCGGTTTTTTAAAAAAAGGAGACCGGTAGCATGGCAAAAAAAATACAATGTCCGACGTGCAAGAAGTGGATTTCCGTGGAGGCCGAAACCTGTCCGAAATGCGGGCAGCCGATCACCGAACCGGTCAGGGCAGAGGCGTTGAAAAAGGTAAGGCGTGGAAGTATGGGGTGCTTTGTTATTATACTTTTATTTGTTGGATTGGTCTTATGGCTTGGAGAGTCTCCTAAAAAGAAAGGCAGTACGGCTATGGAGCAAACGAAGAGCGTAGCAGATTCGCTCCATTATAAGTTTTATAAAACTACAGAGAAGAAAGGTGTTAAAATTGTCTATGACATTGTCATTGATACGGTAGGAGGCAGTCTCCCTAATAAAGAAGAGCTCCTTGCCGTGGCGCATAAGGTGCTTGATGGCGAGGATGCCGCTGGGAAATGGGCCAATTTTTATCTTCCCCAGATGGATCGAACCCGAGGATGGTTTGCCTCTGTTTCCCTGAAAGGTGGAGAGGAAAAGATCATTTTCAATCAGTACAATCTCCCTCCACAACTAAGGGATATCCCGTGATTTTTTAGCCCCCCGCAAGGGGGCTTCTTTGTTTATGCAGGGTGTTTGGTGGCGACGATTGAAATTTTTTCTTGCATGTTTTTTTCAATCGTCGCTATACATTTTGCGCGGGTGGGGAACGGCCCCACCACAAACCCTGACCGGGGCGCGAAGACGCCCTGAAAGGAAATTGAGATGGCCAGAAGTTATTTTCAATGCGCGGAATGTGGTGCCGATATTGCCGTCTACGGTCGCAACCGGGACGATGCGGATAGGCTGGCTGGATGGCATGAGAGTAATCGCACGCTCTGTCGAGAATGCCAGGAAAAACAGCACGCCGTCGAAAACGCCGAGGCGGCAAAGATCAACGCCGCCGCCAACCTCCCCCCCCTGACAGGCAGCCAGAAGCAGATCGCTTGGGCGGAGACGCTTCGGGCGAAAATTTTTAGGCGCATCAACAGAGCCACTGCAGAAAATGCTGAGGCTTCCCTTAAATCATTGGATGTTGTATCTAGGAGCGTTTTATGTCGTGACATTGAAGATATCAAACGAATGCGGAATGCAAAGATTGGCTCTCGGCTGATCGAGACGTTTTTTGTAGTTTTGCATGAGCAGACAAAGGCCTCTTGGTGGATTGAGTCGGCGGCTAGCTGCTATTTGTTAGATCTCATGACAAATTTAATGGCGCAGATCAAAGCACGAATCAGGGCCGCTCTCCTGGCCAAAGAACCTACAAAAGAACAGGTCGAGGCCGAGGAAGAGGCGCTTCTGAAGCCGCAAGGCGATCTTGCATCAGAACATATTGCTCTGATTAAATTGCAAGAGAATGCAATCCAGGTCATTTTTCCGGTGAAGATTGAGGCATTCCGCACAGCGATGCGTGGTCTTGGTTTTAAGTGGACCGGGGAGCACTGGAGCCGAGAATTAAATTTTCGACATGGAACCCCGTCCGATCGCATGGCCGAGACCGCACACCGGCTTTTAGCGCAAGGTTTTTTGGTACGCATCTACGATGATGAAGCTAGGGCCAAGGCCCTGCGTGGTGATTTCGAGTCTGAACGGCGGCGTTGGATCGTCTGGATGACGGCGGGAGATTTTGCGGGATGGTTCAAAATCGAGTGGCCGCGCGATGACGATTTTTATGCCGTTTCCAGGCGGTTGCTTGGTTCGCGTTATAAGGCTGGCCATGTCTATGTGCCGTTGGGAAGCGCCGAAGAGGTGCTTGATTTCGCGGAGCGTTACGGATTTTCGCTTTCCACGGGGGCGACAGAAGCCATCGGGCGTCATCAGGCGGCGATAGAAGCTGGTGCCGTGGTCATAAAGATTAAGAAACCGCCTTTACCAAAAAAAGGAGAAACCGATATCCCGACTCTGGGGGCTTCTCCTTGCAGCGTCGCTTCGGATTTGGCTGACAACTAGGCCATGGCCAGGGAATTTTCCACTACCACGACGCTGCTGCCGCACCAGCGGCCGGCCGTGGCCAAATTGTTACCTTCCCGTGTCGGGGCCATGTTCATGGATCCCGGCACGGGAAAGTCCAGGGTGCTTCTGGAATTGGCCCGGTTGCGGCAAGACAAATGGGACCGGCTGTTCTGGTTCACGCCTTGTTCGTTGCGGGACAATGTCCGCGAGCAGATTCTTATTCATACCGATTTGTCGCCGACGGACATCAAGGTCTGGAATGGCGGCAAGCTTATCCCGGCCGAGCTGGCCAAAATTCGTTTCCATATCATCGGTATTGAGTCCATGAGCGCCAGCGACCGGACGGTCCTGGCCTACAATGCCGTGCGGACCACAAAAAGCTATGTGGCCGTGGATGAGTCGAGCTATATCAAAGGGTGGCGATCCAGGCGCACCCAGCGCATCGTCAATATGAGCGCCAAGACGCGGTACCGTGACGTCCTGACAGGAACGCCGTTTACCCAGGGTGCTGTTGATCTCTACAGCCAGATGTTTTTCCTGAGCCCGCAAATTTTGGGCTATCGTTCATTTTGGAGCTTTGCAGCGAATCATCTAGAGTACGAGGAACGCAAGGATGCCTTTGGTCGGCGTTTCCGAACGGGCCGCATCCTGCGCAGTCATAATGAAGAATACCTCGCAGCCCGTATCGCACCGTACACGTACCAGGTGCGCAAGGATGAATGCCTCGATTTGCCCGAGAAGCTCTATGAGACCCGATATTGTTCTCTGACCGAAACTCAGAAGGAATATTACGAGGAGGCTAAATGGGAAATTCTGTCCCTGGATTATGACGATTGGAGTTCGATCAAGATTTTTCATCTCTTCACTAGCCTACAAACTATTGTCTGTGGTTGGTGGAAGCGTCCGAATGGCGATGTGGTCGAGATGCCGCATAACCGGCTGGATCTGCTTTTGGGCACGGTGGAAGATATCCCCGAAACCGAAAAGGTTATTATCTTGGCCAAGTACCGTCCGGCGGTGCGGCAGATATGCGAAGCGTTGGGAAAGGCCTATGGGGTGGACCAGGTGGCCCCGTATCATGGGGGGCTGCCTCAAAAGGAATTACCGCAGCAGCTCGACCGTTGGCGTTCCTCCGCGCGGTTTTTGGTGGCGACCCAGACCATCGGCGGGTATGGGTTGACCCTTAATGAGGCGGCCTATTCGATATTTTACGCCGACGGGTTCAAGTATTCCGAGCGGGTGCAATCCGAGGACAGGACGCATCGCATTGGCCAGACACGGCGCCCAGTTTATATCAGCTTGTGTAGCTCGTCTGGGATAGATCGGCGGATCGCGTGGGCCATTGAAAGCAAAGGGAATGCCTTGGCTGAGTTCCAGCGGCAAATCGATATATTCAAACAGCAGGGGCTGCGGAAAAATGCCGAGGATCTGGTGAGAAGCCTATGACCCAGCACACCTTGTCCATTAATGTCTATGAGGCTGCCATGAGGCGGCTGGACTATATTTTTCAGGAGTTCGACAACGTTTATGTGTCGTTTTCCGGCGGCAAGGATTCCGGTGTGCTGCTTAATTTGGCCTTGCGCTACATCAGGGACCGTGCGCCTTCCCGGCGTATCGGCATTTTTCATATCGACTACGAGGCCCAATACACGGCTACAACTGAATACGTGGACGCTGTATATCGCGAACTGGCCATGGCGGCGGACAATCTTCGCTGCTGTGTGCCGCTCAAGTGCCCGACTTGCACGAGCATGCACGAAACCTACTGGCGCCCGTGGGACCAGGCCAAGCGGGATATTTGGGTTCGCCCTCTTCCCGATCGCTACCTGGGCCCCCAGGATTTTGATTTTTTGACACCGGATATGTCGGACTATGCGTTCCAAGAGCGTTTTGCGCTATGGCATCACGAGCGCCAGCAAGCGCGGCGCACCTGCGTCCTGGTGGGTATCCGAGCCCAGGAGAGTTTAGACCGCTGGCGTACCATCGTCAGTGATAAGAATGTCAATAAGTACAAGAAGCGCGCCTGGACGACGAAGATTTATCCCGACGTCTGCAACGCCTATCCGATCTATGACTGGAGCACCGAGGACATTTGGACGGCAAACGCGCGCTTCGGTTGGCGTTATAACCATCTCTATGATCTTTTTTATCTGGCCGGAGTGCCGCTTCATCAGATGCGCGTGGCCAGCCCCTTTCATAATGCGGCCAAGGCCAGCCTGAGCCTGTACCGGGCCATCGATCCCAACGTCTGGGGCCGCATGGTTAGTCGGGTTAACGGCGTCAATTTCACGGCTATCTACGGGGCCACCAAAGCCATGGGCTGGCGAGATGTGACCAAACCGGATCATTTTTCCTGGCAGCAATACGCCATGTTTTTGCTGGATACGCTGCCCCAGGAGGCTGCCGACGGCTTTCGTCAGAAGCTGGCTACCAGCATCAAATTTTGGCGCGAAAAAGGGGGCTGTCTGTCCGAGGCGGCCATGGAGGATCTGCGTCGGGCTGGCATCCCTTTCGACGTCGGTGGAAAAACCAAATATCGGACGGAAAAGCGACCAGTGCGCATGGAGTATCAGGATGATGTGGAGAGCAAGGAGTTTCGGTTGATCCCGACCTGGAAGCGGCTGTGCGTGTGTATCCTCAAGAATGATCATGTGGGGAAATACATGGGGTTCTCACTGACCAAAGTCGAGATGGATCGCCGGAAGGCAACCATCGAAAAGTATAGGAATCTCTAGCCATGATACGGACCTATACGCAGGGCGAAAGACCGGAGTCGGACCGGGAGTTATTCTGTGCCGTGGGCCAGGCCCTGGCCGATGCGGCCATCCACAAGGATCTCGGCATGGCCGTGACCAGTCGGCCCGGTGACGTCTGGCATGTGGCCGTTGCCAAGGGTGGGGCTCTGGAGGGGTTCGCCGTGACCCGCCCGCTCAAAAGCGGCAAGGCCGCGCATGTTCGATTCCTCTACGCTGACAAGCAGCATCGCAATGTCCGTGATAGTCTGCTGCAAGCTGTCATTAAGCTGGCGCGCAAGAAAAAGCTCAAGAGTCTATCCACCCGCGACCGGGCTAATTCCATGGTTTGGCAGCGTTTTGACTTTTCCGTCGTCACCGAACCGCAAAAGCGCCGCGGCGAATTTGTCCGCTGGATGCTCATCTTGGAGAATCCGTCATGAGCCAAAGCCCTGTCTACAACGTCCGGGCCGTCCCTATCGAAAAAATTCGGGCCAATGCATACAACCCCAATGCCGTCGCGCCGCCGGAGATGCGCCTGCTGGAAAAGTCCATCCGTGAGGATGGCTATACCATGCCTATTGTCTGCTATTACCTACCAGGGGAGGATATCTACGAGATCGTGGACGGATTCCATCGTTACCGGATCATGCAGACCTGCGCCGATATTTACGCCAGAGAGGAAGGCAATATGCCGGTGGTGGTCATTGATAAGGATATTTCCAACCGGATGGCGTCGACGATTCGGCATAATAGAGCCCGGGGCACGCATTCGATCGATCTTATGGTCAACATCGTGGCCGAGCTGGTGAAGTCTGGCATGTCGGATGAATGGATCGCCAAGAATATCGGTATGGACGCTGACGAGTTATTGCGACTTAAGCAGATAAGTGGCATTGCAGAATTGTTCAAGGACCATGATTTTAACCGAGCATGGGCGGCAAATGCCGCTGACGAAGCATTTTATGAGGATAAAAAATGAGTGATGTACCAGAATTTAATATGAATGCTTCCCAGGCTGCTAAGCGCGTAGGCGTCAGTCGCTCGACGCTTGCGTTGGCGATTCGGGAGGGACGATGCGCCGGGGAAAACAGGGAAGGGTGCTGGTACACATCTGAGGCGGCTGTTGCCTTGTGGTATAATAGCCATTACCGGCATCGAAGTGCGTTGTATTCCGATGTGGCCGGAACAAATTGGCACCCCAATGAGACTGAGGAACTCCGCAGCATGGTGCGGAAAGGAGCTTCTTCGGCAGCTATTGCAAAGAAACTCCGCAGGTCTCTGGATGCAGTGGAAACGGCTATTTCCAAACTGCATTTGGAGGTGAAGCCTAAGGATGTGCGCGTCCGATTGTGTTTGCATCCGGATGTCGCGGCGGCGCTATCGAGGGCCGCCGCGACATCCGGCGTGAGCCTTGCCGTGTTTGTTACCCGAGCTGGTCTGGCGGCCGTTGCCGATCCTAAAATTTTGGGAAAAGGGTTGCTGGAAGCGGAAAAATTTGGCAAGAAATAACGGTTCGCCTGTAGGGCGGGGATTGAAATATTTTGATCTTCAAGAAAGGGGAGGCGGCTCTGGCCGCCTCTTATTTTTTCTGCGTCTCTTGGCCGCGATATTGCCATTGGGGAGTATAAACACGCCCCTGCGCATCCTTTTGCCCACGAAACTGCATCCTGCGGTCGTAGACCTTCCCGGCCGCATCCTTCTTCCCGACGTACCGCCCCTTGGCGTCGTAGTATTTTGTTTCCCCGGCTACGGCCCAGGCGGACAGCAGGGCGACAAGCAACAGCACCAGGACGGGCAGCAGGCAGCCGGTGGTCGTTCGGTTGTAAATCCGGTTGTAGGCGGCGCGCTTGGGGTTCGTGACCCAACCCCAGCCGCGCGGGGCCTTGAGGCCCAGGGAGTGGCGCAGAAACCGCGCCGGCGACGTGCGGGCGGCGATGCGCTTACGAAGAGAAGGTGTGCGGATACCGAATTTCATAATGGCCTCTAAATAATATCCTCTTCAGAACCTGATTTTTTGTCAATTCCCCGCGTCCACTCCCTCAGTCTTTTTGTCCTCGCGTGGCAATTGCCTCGTCTGATATCCTAAAAAATTTGCCGGAAGCGAAGAAAGTTTCTCATACGCTACCATACGTTATCAATCGCGGGCGCGGGATTTTGGCCGGCACGGTATGTGATGGCCATGAGTACCACATCCGGAACCCTCCTCGAACGCGATGCCGCCATTCTGGCTTCGGCTTGCACCGTCGCGGAGCTCCGGTGCAGCCTTGATTTGTGGAAACAGGCTGAGGCGGCCGTGGCTACGAGCCAGTCCTACACCATCGCCGGCCGGGCATTGACCCGAGCCGACGCCGCCGAGATCCGTAGCTTTATTCTGCTGTACGCACGGGCCGCCACCCTGGCCGAAGCCGCCTCCTCGGGGCGGCCGGCTTCGCGGTTCGTGTCCGCCCGCTTCACCGGAGGGTTGTCCGAGCATGGCTAGCCCTTCGATCCGCCGTTTTACCTCGGCTCCCGCCACGGTTCGTCCCTTTCGGGCCCGTCATGTTCGCCGGGTGGCTGCCGGCCACGCCGGCACCATGGCCGGTTGGAATCCCGTCCGTGTCCCGGCCGGACCCGGTGCCAACACGGATCGGCGCACGGTGATGTCCCGGGCCGAGGATCTGGCCGCCAATGACGGCCATGCCGCGAGCTGTATCGACACTAAGTCGCTTAATATCGCAGGCTGGGGTCTGGCGCCGCAAAGCCGGATCCGGGCGGTCGACCTTGGCCTGACCCAGCAAGAGGCCCGGGACATCGCCAAGGCCCAGGAGCGCGCGTTTCGGCGCTGGTGCCGTGAGGCGCATAGCGCCGGGCAGATGCACTTTTTCGACATCCAGCGTCTGGCCGTGCGCGACGCCCTCCGGTGCGGAGAATATCTGTTTCTGTCACGGATGCTGGATACGCCGGGCCGCAATTTTTCTTTCGCGCTCCAGGATGTGGCCCCCGGCCGGCTTTGCACGCCGCCGGATCGGCTGGATGATGACACAATGCGCGACGGCGTCGAGGTCGACCCGGATACCGGCGCGCCGTTGCTGTATCACATCAAGAATCCGTCAACAGGGTACGCGCTGGAAAGCTGGACGTCCGTGGCTGCCAGACGTGGCTACCGGCCGCTTGTCTTCCACGGCTACCGTTATGACCGCTCCGAACAGTGGCGCGGCGAACCTGCCCTGACGTCGGTCATGAAGTTGTTCAAGGACAAGTACGACTTCCTTGATTATGAGGTGGTCGCCCAGATCCTGACCAGCTCCATCCCTATCGCCATCCAGCGTACGTCCGGCGGCATGTCTGATGCCGACGCGGACGGCTACGATGCCGTGAAGCAGCGCTACTACCAGCGCGTTTCCCCGGGGCAGTTTCTCTACCTG